GCGTAATTGTTGTGATTATTTCTTTTTTTTATTTTATTAAAAATCTAATACTATACTTGTAAGAAAAATAATACTAAATACTATAGCTAGACATATAGCTACACAGTACCACTGTAGGTACTGTGTAGCTAGTTTAGTTTAAGTTTATTATTCTGGTATACGTAAGAGTCTATTAAGACTTTGTAAGTTTTTAATCATTTGCCTTATTTTACGTTGTTTAGAGTTTACTCTCTCCGGGGAAAATTCAGATTTTATAAAACTAAATTTTATAGAAAATACAGTATACCGTTACTTTAAGATTTTACTAGTTGATTTTATCAAAAACTACTTATATCAATTTTGCTTCATTCTCCTTATTTTAAGGGGAATGGAGTTTACTTTTCCCTAGAGAAAATTCGCTTTTTTATCCGAGATTTTCTAAAATCAGAATCTAGATCTGAAACTAGAAAACTTAAACTAGTTTTACATTTTTTATTAAAAATCTATTTCTATACTTTGTGGTAAATATCTATACCGTTTAGAGCTTCATACTTGCTCTCTATTAAACGATCTTAGGCTTAGGAATATGATTACCTTCTTAAGGTAGATCGTTTAACTATGAAGCTCCTAGATAGCTCTATTAATGTTTATAAAAACAGTACAGTATAGTGTTACTTTAGTACTTTTGTAGAAATTTAGACTATGTATATATATATATTATATATCTTTAGATATATAATATATATATACATAGTCTAACCTTCGGTTAGACTGGTAAACTAAGCTAGAATTATACGGATTTTAGCTGTGCTAAACTAAGACCGATTTTAAGCTATCTAGGAGCCTCATAGAGCGATGTTAATTCTTAGTAATATGATTTATCGTTTAAGACCTAGATCGTCGATTCTAGGTACCTGAATGGAGCTCTAATCGGCATCTTCGATTTAGTACTAAACTCAAATTTCGATTTTGGGTTTAAATCCAGATTTTGAAAACTTGAAATTAGCAAACTCGAATTCGAAGTTCAACATACGGATTTTAAGGGGGTTAAAAAATGGATCGATTTTAAGGCCTCTAGGAGGCTCGTAGAGCGACGACATGTCCGGGTAATGTAATCGTATTACCCGAACCTAGATCGTTCAATACAGAGCACGCTAGACCCCTTTAAAGGGCATTCAGAAAGCACTAGTTTGGCTAGATTGGATTTAACAGAAAATAAGGCTAGAATCTGAACAAGGCTAAAAAGTGAAATTTTCAAAACGCGACAGTTTAGACATAATTTCTACGCTAACGCTTAGCAATTTACAAGCTTAGCTTGTGAAAGTTTTTTAGTAAAATCCTTTGCTGCGTTTTGCTTAAGTCTATTCGAATTCGATTTTCCAACGGTAAAAATCGAAATTCGAATTTAGCTCTTTTTTCAAAAACCTGACTAACTAAGTTTTATACTAGAAATACTCTAGTACTTTACTCTAGTATACTAGTATACTAGTAGAAGTATTACTTTAGTAATACTTTTAGTAGTATACTACCTAGAGCTTTAGTTAAGATATACTCTGTAAGAATTATACCTAATTAGTAGGGTTTTTGAAAAGTGGGTTTTTTGCATTTATTAATATATGGTAGTTGATCGGTTTAACCACCATATATATAATATATGTCTTTATTAACTTTTCGACCGACATATAATAATATATAAGATTTACCCTGTTTTTACATAGTGGCATAATTATTAATTATAGGGGTGGTTGATCGACCTGTCGAAAACGTGTACTATTTTCTTAGTGTTTAGCGTAGATATGAATAAAGAATTTTGTTAGTAAAAGGAGAGTAAATGCTAATATATACAAACACTATGGTTATTATAACAAAACCATCTAGACTTAAGTTAAGAAAGTTCTATAAGCTTAAATAGGCTAAAAATGGTTATAAGACAGATACTCATGCAGAGTTTGCAATAGGAAGTTATAACGGTTGTATAAACTTATCGCTAGGTTTAGACATGGTAAATTCAGCTAGAGGTGCTGAAAACTATCGCACAGTGCAGATAGGAACACAATACGCATATAGCCTATTTAGTAGGATTTTAGATAACATAAGAAAATATCCTAATTTTAATAGGATAACAGAAGATATTTACGAAACTGAGAAGGTTAAAGGTAACGCTAAAAAGAATAAAGTGCTAGCTGGAGAGTTTATTTTAGAGCGTGGTGAAACTTGTTATAACTTTACTGTTAACTATAACGGATTCACTCCGGTTACATTTCTTATGGGTTGCGCAGATGCGCCTGTTAGCTCTACAGTAGATGGTAGGAGCAGAGAGGAACTTGAATTAAGTTATGCTTATACAGAAAGGTATTTTGGTAAAGTAATTAGTTACCTAGAAGAAATAGAAAATATGCAAGATAATAAGAATAAATCAGTAACTGATAACATAAGTAATAGTACTTATAAACCTAATGACATTACTACAATAGTACCTAAAGTAGGTATATAGATAAACGATACTAGAATAAGCATCTAGCTATATATACTGTCAGAATGACACAATATTAATTAGATATTATTTATATAGGAACTAGTATAGTAATATAGTTTTTAACATTTAAACAATATGGTAATAAGGAGTGTAAATATGTTTTATCTTAAGTATGAAACTAATATGTTAACAGACATATACGTAGTACGTGCTACTAAAGAGAAACTTAAAGAGGCTAATGGTAACCTAAGAGAGATAAAAGATCCAGGTTATCTTACAGTATTCAATACAGAGCTAGGTGTTAGGAATGTAAAAGAGATAGATAGAGCTTTTAGTGTTCTTAATAACTATGTACAGTGGAGAGGTGATGAATATATAGAAAAACTTTATAGAGAGTATGAAACTATATCTAACTTAGCAAATGACTACACGATAGCATCTGATGTAGAGTCAGATGCTATTAAAGCTAAATTTACTATAGAGCTAACTAAGATCATAGACATGTTAGATAGCAACTCTATATACGATTTTATATCTGTAGTACAACCATTAGAGATACCAGCTGTTATTAAATCAGAGTTTGATACTACTATGGTAACAGATGGTGTTGGATCTAGAGATCAAACCTATATCGAAGAAGATTATAAACAACTTATGGTACTTATAGTAATATTTAAAGCTATAACAGGACCATTAGCACAAATGATCTTTAGTACAGATGATGGTAGTAAGAAGATGCCAGATCTACAGATGCTAGATATGATAAGACAGCAACCTATAGCACAAGGAGCTGGGTTTAAGAAACTAGTAGCTTATGTACGTAGTACTGTAGAGAAAGTATTTGATAAAGAGAAGACTGGAGAGTCTAAAGTATTAAGTTTCCAGTTACCTAGAGAAGAGATACCAATGTATTATCTTGCTAAGATTATATTTAACAAGATACTACTTATGGACCAAGCAGATAGTACTAATAAAGACATAGTAAGACAGATCTATGGTACTATCAGTAGCGGTATCAAATCTATAGGTAATAGTAACGATACTATTAGAAATAAGAATAAACCATCTGAGTCTGAAACAGAAACAGAAGATAAAGAGTCTGTAATAGAATCTTATAGACTAGCTACAGATGTAACACCAGGTATAGCAGAAGAGCTAAACTGGGCTACTGAGACTGTAGATAAGATATTAAAACAGTTACCTCCTAAGGTAAGAGAGCTATGTACAGATGATAATATCAAACTAGGTATGTCACTAGCAGCTACATTTACACCTGATAAGATAACTAATACCCATATCAATATCTTAGGTCCTATATTTAAGAATATTATAGACCCTAGAGGTTTATTATATCTAAAAGCTAATAGCATATTTAATCTAATAGCGGTAGGCTATGCTATATTAATCGGAATGAAAGCATTTCCACTAGCATATGCATTAGTAAGTAAACGTATATCTGGTATGGAAGCTGATAGCGTACACTATATAGCTACTAATATCAATAGTACTAAAGCTAAAGGCTATAGAGAAGAAGAGCTAGAGAAGTATTACCCTAGTAGAAAAGTAGTTGTTGGTAAGAGAAGTGAAGATGATAGTAAGTCTAATAAATCTGATCAACAAGAGTACCCAGGAGACCTAGTTATATTAGATTGGGTATCTAGTATGGGACTAGAGATCAACAAGTATAACTGGTTAGTACCTAGCATACTTAATGTAGGTGTAAAAGATATAATAGTAAGCACTATAAGTAATGTGCTTATAGATTTTCTAATAGAAAATGAACAACGTAATGAAAAATAAGCAAAGAGTAGAAAACTGATAGAAAGGATGTAAGATATGGAATATAACATACCATATGAACCTAGTCCATATGGGGCTATGGTAAATAGAGGATTAAAACTTAGTAATGTACATGCTAACTTTACTATACAACAACTCATAGTCGCACCGGCAAGAAGCTATGGGTACCAACAACAAGTTATACGTAGTTTTACTACAAATCTTAATGTTGGAGATATAGACCGAATAGTAGAAGACATTAGTAGAAATAATGGTACATTAACTAACGTAAATCAATCTACGAATAACGTTATGAAGATGGGAGCATTGCCAGTAGGTAATGCTAATATAGACAATGGATGGAATGCACCTAGATATACTTTCAAAATGATAGTAAGATGTCAACCTACAGAGACTACTGTATATGGTTCTACATCTGACATATACGATCTTATAGTAACTGGTTATTCAGATGCTAGTGGAGAGTTTATAGTAAGAGATATTACAGGATCTACCTATCCAAATGAAAACTTAGTATTTAACATAAATAGCATACAGAAGATCTCTATCAATGCTAATGCTAATACTATAACTAACATACAGAATGTTGGTGTAGGCTCTGTAAATAGTTTTCAAAATGATAGTTGTAATGTATGTGTAAGACCATCTGATATTACATCTGGTATAACAGGCTCTCTAGTTGATAAAGACTTTGGAGGTTCTGTATATAGTGTAAACACAAGAGCAAGTCAAGAACCTATGGCATTCGAACGTAAGGATGCTATAGGTAAGCAGTATGTTAATAAGATACTTAATGCAGTTGTAAATGGAGTAGCAGATGCTAACTCTAGTTATAATGCTTATAATAATCTATTTAACTCTGGAGCAGATCAAGCTATAATAGAAGCTACTTCTAGACTACGTAATAATATACTTAGTACAGATTTGTTTATACAAGCTCTACAAGAAGTTAACTTAAATCCTCTTAAAGAGTCTTTTACTATTAAACAACTCAAGTCTATAGATAGAACATTTACTTCAGATCGTATAGTATATGCTAATGTTATAGAGGATAATAGATTTGCTACTGACGGTATACTCAATAGCCAATATACAGAACATATGCTAGGTGCTAATAGAGAGACTACATTAGTAACTGAATTACATAATATGTTAACTAACCTTATGACAGAGAAGTTTGTAGTTAGTATGGTTATTAGACTTAGTAATAACTATAAACCATTAGAGTCTGGATTTGGTATGGCACTACAGCCAGAATACTTTGTAGATGGTAATAGTGTAAGATGGAGCTATGCCGTAGCGCAAAATGACCCTAATGCGCCTATGCTACTATCTAGAGCTTTAGATAATGCTGTTAAGATATTAATAGATCCAATGTTATCTAGTAATGGTAATACTAGGTATGATGTAGTAGCTAATATAGATCTTACTACTGACACTAGTATATCCATATCTCTAGATGGTAAAGAACCTATACTCTATAGATTTCCAACATTTGGAGATACTTGCTTTACACCTATGGTAGGTAGTGATGATACTAAGACTAATTTAGTATCTAGTTTAGGTTTGTTAGTAAATGAAATAACAGACAATATAAGTTTGAAACCAAGTACAGATGGTTTCAATAGCCCATTCAATGGGAATATGAATATAAACACATATTAGGAGTATGTAGATGAAACTTAATGATTTTTATACTAACCTATTGAAAACATTTTCAATACGTGTTACAGATAATGGTTTCTTACAATGTAAGAATGGAGAAGACTGGGTTGATATAACTAGACATAAGGGTAAAGGTGTTGCTTTACCTACAGAAGAGAATCTTAAAGATATGTTTACCTTAGATAATAACGGTAAATATGTACCAAAGTTTCTTATATTCAATCCGTTAGCAGAACAAGCATCTGAAGATGGGGTTGGTTTATCCGTATTACAAGATTGTGTTAAGATTAACTTTTCATTAGCACTACCAGTATTCGGTAAAGCTATGTTGATTACATATACATCACCAGCTCTACAAGAGAACTTACCTATGGCTATTATAGATTTTATATCAGAAGCTAAAGATAAAAATATACCTGGTATGAAAGCTAATGGTAAAGCTGTAGATGAAACTATGATAGCTAGTTGGGAAAAACTAATATTATCATATGTACAGAGTATAGATAAACCATTGTTTAACTTAGTACTACCAAGGACTAAGAAAGCAACAGATAAGAACTCTAATACTAGAGAAGCTAGGTTAACTTGTAACTTATGGGTTGATGTTAAAGAAGCTCTACAAGCTTATGAGTCTAGTACTGAAGATGATAAAGCTAAGAAGATAGAAGTTAATGGTGTTAAGTTAAGATATAAAGATGTTAAGATCTTTAACGATATATTAACAGTCTTTATGGTAGGTGCTAATGAGAAAGGTGCTATAGTAGCTGGTACTAAAGATACTGAAGCTCCTGGTTTTATAGCATTAATGTTACTATTTCGAAACACTATGGGTGTTATCAGTAGTTATTTAGAGTCTATGTATAACTCTAATCCAAATGAGATTAAAGATATTAAAATAGACTTTACTTTCAATAGCTCTGATATAGAGCAATCTACTACTATCTTTAAAGCCGAGTTAACTCAAGTACCTACTGAGAAAGAAGTAGACTTAGCAACTGATGTATCTAATGCTAAGAAGGGTATGAATATGAATCTTAATAATATTCACCCTGGTTTACAATCAGCTGTAGAACAAACTACAGTAGAGAGAGAAGCTGCAGTACAAGGTGTTAAACAAGATGTAGGCTTATCAGCAACTGATATGCTATTAAGAGGTAGAAATGCTATGTTTGGTAATACTGGTATGATGCCATTTAATGGTCAACCAGCTATGGCACCAGTTATGCAGCCTGTACAACCTATGATGCAAAATGTACAACCAGTTATGGCACCAACTACAGCTCCAGTAGCTCCTAAGATGGTATCAGTTCTTAACCCAGAGATGAATACTCCAGAAGCTAATCAAATGCTTATGGCTAGACAAGCAGCTGCTGTACAACCACAAGTACAACAACAGTTCTATCAACAGCCTATGATGAACCAAATGATGTATCAACAACCTATGATGCAACCTATGATGGGTTATCCACAACCTAATCCAGGTATGATGAACCCATATGGAAATAGATATTTCCAATAGTATACAAGAGTAGTAGTAACTAGCCGCCACTAGTTACTACTACTATACTTTATTTTTTTCTTATAACTTCAGATCTTTTAAATGCTTGTAAGTATCTATTTAACATTCTATCATCTACATATACAAACTCTAACTTATCTCCTTTATAAGATTGACTGTTGATGTAACCATTTACTAACATAGTGGGTAGTATATACTCTTGTCTTATCTCTAGTTTATCTCTTAGTAGACCTTCTAGATCACCTTCATATTTCTTAGCATCTGCTATATTAACTTTGCCTAGTTTACTAGTTAGTACGTATTTCTCTCTAAGTACTGGATATACTGCTGTCCACATCTTAGTTATATATTCAGATTTATTATCAGTATCTATTAGATTAGTTATCTTAGTCATAGCCATAATATTCTTCCTTAACTATAGGTTTAAAAAATCACCGATGGACATTCTTATTGAATAAAATAAAAATTTTACTTAATAAAGGACGGAAGATGACTATAGCAGGGCTTAAAGATAGAAATAAAGAAGCTATCTTAAAGAATGAAGCTAATAAGCGTTTTACTCGTGTAAGCGAGTCTAGTACTTCTCTATTTGGAGATACACGTATAGAAGGTAGATTTAACGTAGATCATGTAGGTGACTACTTAGAGAAAGTTACTATATTCCTACGTAAGTTTCATAATGTAGAAACTAACGAAGAACTTAAGAAAGTTATAGAAGAAGAGAATAGTTTACCTAACTATACTAATGCAGTACAAGTACTAGATAGGTATAAAGGACAAGATACAGTAGATATTGATATAAAAGAACTACTACAAGCTGGTTTCCCTTCAGCTACATTAGATAAAGAGTTTTCAGACTTTAAAGCTGCTCTTAGAGAGATGCTACTATATACTCCATTTCCATTTGTAGAAGGTACACTAAGTAATGAACTTAAGAGTAAATATACTAACCTAGTACAAGTAGGTATAATAATTATTATTAAATCTTACATACTAGAGAATGCAGATGGTAATGTAAACTATAGAGATCTTACAGAAAAACTTACTAGACACTTTACAAGAGTTAATATATTAGACCATAGAGAGTATGATGCTATATTTGCTTATGATAATATATATTATACATTAGGAGCACTAGCTATCTATAAGAAAGTATCTTCAGCTCTTTATAACACTAGTAGCTGGATGAATATAGTATCTAAACTATTCTATAAAGGTTGTTCATTAGGTATTACACTAGAAGACTATTTAGAACAAGTAGAAGCACAATTAGAGTACCAAGATAAAGAGAATGCCAGAGCTAAAGAACCTGATGCTAGAGTAGATAATTTTAATGTTACTAAAGAAGACAAGAGAGCTTTTCTAACTAACTATATCAAAGACCTACTTAATAAAGCTAGAGCTGATGATATAGAGTTTACTACAGAAGATCTTAGTAATATGCTATCAGAGTCTAAGCAAGAAGTACTCTAGTATAGCTATCAGAGTGAAAAGTTTATAATTATATATTATTTATATAGAACTAAAGTAGTTTAGAGTCTATAGACTCTACGCTACTTACGTTTTTATCTTATTTCAAAAACAGGTAAAGAAAGGAGGACTATACCCATGTCCAAATCAAAATATGAACATCTTAGAGTTCCGTTAGAGAAATCTAAAGTAGATGTTATCATACCAGTAGATCCAGACCTACGTATACGAGAAGAGCTTATAGGTCCACATGCTGTAAACTATGCAGTACAACATAACTCATCTGCTCGTTCGTATATGTATACAGCGCACCAATCACAATCTGTTACTCTAGTAGATGGTGATATACCTATAGTCCAAACTGGTGTTGATAAACAGTTAGCAATACATACGTTTGGCCCAGTGGCAGAAGAAGATTGTACCGTATTAAGAGTAGTAGAGCGATATAATGGTAATACGGATGGTTATGTAAATGCTGTAACACAAAAAGTACTTATAGTACTTAAAAGACATTTAGATCCTGATACATATCAGGAGTATAAAGAACTAGATGTTATAGACGTACCTATATTCCACTCTGGTTTCCACCAGAACTTTGGATTTACTTATAAGCTTAATAACGAAGTATTAGCTAACATTAAGAGAGATTCTAGATTAGCTAAAGGTACACGATTAGCTACATCTCCAGCTGTTAGAGATCATAGCGGTTATGCATTAGGTGTTAATGCTAATATGTGCTTTTGTACGCACCCAGATATAGCAGAGGATGGTGTTATCATATCAGAATCTTTAGCTAAGAAAATGCGTTATGATGTATTTGAAACTAAAGTAGTAGAGTTTGGTTCTAACTTTGTACCTCTTAATCTTTATGGTACAGATACAGAGTATAAACCATTCCCAGAGATAGGAGATAAAATATCTACAGATAGTGTTCTAGTAGCATTAAGAAACTTTAAAGATTTCAGTTCTAGTAAGACTGGTTCTGACGATGATCCTATAGATTTTGCATCTGCTCTTATTTCTAATAAAGACTTAAGAACATTTGATCCTACATTCGATAAATGTACTTATGTACGCGGACCAGGAGATAAAGTAGATATTGGTAATGGTCAATATACAGATTCTGGAGTTGTAGTAGATATAATCTGCTATAAGAATCCTAAAGCTAAATCTAACTTATACCATGGTATGGGAGATCTAGCTGATAAGTATGCTAGATCGTATATGAAGTATTGCGAAGATCTACTAAAAGCATATCACGGTGCTTGTGAAGAGCTACACGATAGAGATTATGGCTTCGGTAAAGAAGTTATACATAAATCTGCTCAGTTACACGGTATGATAGTAGATGCTGCTAAAGTAGCACATGATGCTAATATTACTAACATTAAGACTAATCCTACTTTAACTAGATTATCTAGGGATATTAAACAAGCTAGAGAAGCAGCTTCTAATGTACTACCTAAGACATTAGGATTAGCTAATAGAAGTGAAGATCTAGATACCTATAGACTAGAAGTAACTATACGTTATACAGTTACGTTAGGTAAAGGACATAAAGTATCAGATCAGTCTGGTGGTAAAGGTGTTATATCAGACGTTAGACCAGATCATCTTATGCCTTATAATAAATATGGCAGAGCAGATATAATCATGGACTCTCACTCTGTTATATCTAGAATGAATATGGCTAGGTTATACCAACATGAGATCAATGGTGCTTCTAGATATTGCCAAGCTAAACTACGTGAAATGGCTAATGGGTCTAGAAATACAGAAGAACTACCAGATGCTACAGTAGAAGCTATGTTTACATATCTAATGGGTCTATTAGGTAAGTTCAATACAGCTCAGTTTGATGCATATGCTAATGCCACTATGGAGCAAAAGAGAGAAGTACTTAATGTATGTCTTAACGAAGAAGTCTATATTATGCAACAACTAAGTAATGAAAAACGTCTATATCAAATCATTATGGATATAACTGGTACAGAGTATGAACCTCCTAGAGATAATATAGTTATACCTGTACTAGAAGAAGATGGTACTACTATTAAGAACTTTGTAACTAAAGATAAAGAACTTATAGCACCATTATATACTATATTGATTTGTAAGACTGCCGATAACATGTTATTTACTTCTAGTCCTAACTTAAATAACTTTATGTTCCCTATATCAGTAACAGCTGCTAATAGAGATAGACTACCGTTTAGAAACTCTCCTACTAAGATACTATCTGAAACAGAAGGTAGGTTATATTCTTACTATGGTGGTAGAAAAGCTATAGCAGAGCTTAAAGATAGAGCTAATAGCGTACCAACACATAAAGCACTATACCATAATATACTATCCGCGGATAGACCGTGTGATATGAAAGTAGGTGTAGATAGAACTAAAGTTCCATTTGGTAATGATTCAGCTGTTAAGTTAGTACACTCTATATTTAAACCTATAGGTATGGACTATACTTATATAGACGGAGTGTATTAATAATATTTTAGCATATAGTTAAATGCTAAAATCACAACTTAAGCGTGTGGTTATGTAGAATACTTACATATTTTACATAACCTCCTCTTATTATGAAAGAGGAGCAACTGTTAGTATAGTTAAGAGTATATTCGTTGTTGTTATACTCTTAATAAGCTAACATGGTATATAAGACATATACCTCCTTTTTTACCAATTTTGAAAGAAGTTACAGTAGCTAGGCTAATAACCTAGCTACTGTAGCATTTTATTTTTTTTATCTACCAGTTAGTAGATATATTGGTATATATAAATCACATGTCAGAATGACTTAATAACAATTAGATATTATTAATATAGAAGGTATATAATAGTATTCTTTCTATATTATTAATAACGGAGGTATAATATGGCTAAAGCTAAAGCTGAACAACAACAAGTTACACATAGACCTATTGTAGACGCACAAAGGCTTATGTCTAAGACCCCACAAGAGCTTAACCATGGTTTAAAGACTAACATAACAGTTAGATTTGACGATGGTGTTCTAAAGGATCTTACGTTTAGAGAGGTTGTAGTTAATCGTTACGTTTGGGATGTACTTAAACTATTCGATAACTTACCTGTCTTATCACAGTTCGATATTACGAACTATTACTCTAGTGGCTTTTATGTTTCTAAAACACTTAATAAAACATATGAAGCTATCTTACAGTATATTGTAGATAATGTACTAGAGAAGAATAATACTAGAGCTATGTTAGGTCCTATATGGAAAAAGATGTATACAACGTTCAATGCTATCTATAACGAGATAGTATTCGATAACTTAGACTATGTAACATCTTTAAACATACATACGTTCTTAGATATTCAGTTACACTCAGATCTAGTAGAAGCTATGCGTAAAGTAGCTAATGTAGATATTAGTAAAACAGATGAAGTAGCAGCTTCTGTAGAAGAAGCATATACCACTTTACATAATATCCTACTATCTGAAGAGTACCATGGTAATAAGATAGCTAAAGGTTATATATCAGGTACTATGAACAAGATGCAACTTAGACAAGTGTTAGGACCTAGAGGTAATATTACTAACCTATCTGAAGAGCTCTATAAGAAACCTATTCCGTCTAGCTTTACTTCTGGTATGTATGGTATAGACGAGATTGGTATGGAGTCTCAAACTGGTGCTAAAGCTCTTAAAGTTTCTACTACAGCAGTTTCTAACTCTGAGTATATGGCTAGAAAACTACAGTTAGTTATGGCTCGTATAGAGAGAGTTGTAGACGGAGATTGTGGACAGCATGAATATATAGATTGGAAAGTAGAAGATGCTTCATCTTCTAGAGACAACCCTATGAAATGTCATTTACCAGCTTTAGTAGGTAAGTATTATCTAAACGAAGAGACTGGTAAAGAAGAGGTTATAAAACCAACTGATAAACATCTTATAGGTAAGACTATCAAGCTTAGAGTAGCTTATAAATGTAGATGGAAAGATAAACGTTGTATATGTTCTAAATGTTTAGGTAAATTAGCTTATAACTTACCTCTTAAGACACATATAGGACACTATAGCGCTACTGTTATGACACAAGAGATAACACAGAAGATACTTTCTTTTAAACACGAAATATCATCTGCAAATGCTCTACCAGTTACTATAGACCCACCAGCCGATAGAGACTTTGAAACCAAGAAAGATGATAATACGAATGTCTATATACGTAAACGTTATGTAAAGGATAATAGAGAGGTTGAGTTCGATAATAAGAAAGATTTCATACTCGATATTAAAGTATCTGCTAAATCTGCTAGAGGTCTAGCTGATATTATGCCTAATACAGATGTACGTAGATTCACGCCAGCTTCTGTATCGCATCTTAGGGAACTATGGTTAATTAAGACTAATAGAGTAACTGGAGAAGTTACAGAGATACCAGTCTTTATGCGTAAAGGTAAAAGATTAGGTAGTTTCTCTACAGAGTTTTTAATCCATATACAGAAAGTAGGAGCTAAGTTAGATAAAGATGATAACTATATCATTCCACTAGCAGAGTGGAATCTTAACTATCCTATTATCTATATTCCAGATGTGGAGTTCTCATTCCCTAGTATGGCTAATAGAGTTGGTAACATATTTAATGGTGCTGATGGTAATAAAGGTAAATCTAGTGCTGATAATGAAGTAGAAGAAGATGTAACTAGTATTAACTCTCAAGAGGGTTTATTACATAGGCTATTTACAGAAGTTAATAGTAGATTAGATGTTAATATAGCACTACTAGAAGTACTGGTAGCTGGTTATTCTATTAACAATTATGAAGCTGGAGACTTCTCATTAGCACACGGTTCTGATACTGCTTCAGTTCGTAACACTAAAGTTATACTGAAAAATGGCAGTATGGGAGCAGCATATGCTTATGAAGACCATATGAAGATCATGATGGTACCAGAAGCCTTTAGTACAACACAACCATTGAATCATATTATGGATGTATTCTTAGCTCCAGCAGAGACTATAGAAGATTTTGAAAAACATCCTATAATAAATTAAGCTAAATATATAAGGAGTAGCTATGAAGAGAATAAAGGTTGAGATTTATGTTAGCCACTTCGTGGCTACTGTCTTAGATAAGACGCTTATGTTAACTATAGAAAAGTTTGCTAGACCATATCAAACTTATAAACTAGAGTTTAACAGAGGCTTACGTAAAAAAGTAAGAGTACCTGATAAACCTTACTATATATTCGAACCATCTGAGATGAAATGGACATTCCATATTTCATTACTTAAGTTATTTATATCTACACTAGGTTACTATTCACATCTTACTAGTGATCAAATAGAAGTAGAGAACTATAGTAAAGAAGATTATGGTCTACCAGCTGATATTCAGTTTAGATCTGATCAGTTTACATTAAGAGATTATCAAAAAGTAGTTACAGATGAACTTACACAACCAGAGAACTACGTTAAGCTAGTACCTACTATTATGGGTTCTGGTAAAGAGTTACGTAATGGTACTCGTATTAGAGTACCTAATGGATGGAGAGCTATAGAGAACTTACAAGTAGGAGATTATGTAATACATCCTAGTGGTAATCCTACTAAAGTAACTGGAGTATTTCCACAAGGTAAGAAGAAACTATATAAGTTTGTATTCCTAGACGGTAGAACTATAGATGCTGGTTTAGAGCACCAATGGTTAATCTATAGATCTGATGGTACTGAAGCAGTACTTACTACTAAGCAGTTACTATTAGAAAGAGAGAAACCAGAGAATAAAGATCTTAAGCACTATATACCACTACCAGAACCAGAAGTAACAGAAGATAAAGAGTTACCATTAGATCCTTTTATATTAGGAGTTATACTTACTTCTAATATATCTAATGGTATTATTATCAATACAGATGATTCTGATTATGTAGATCTTATAACTAGTAAACTACCAGAAACTTCTAAGCTTACTAGAAAGATTATAATTAATAAGGTATATAACGAATATAGGTTAACTTCTACAGAGTTTAGCTATATGGCTAAATTAAAAGAACTAGGTATAACTAAAGAATCTCTGTTTATACCAGAAGTTTACTACAATGCTAGTATAGAGCAAAAGACAGAGCTATTAAGAGCGCTGTTTAATAATGCTATAGCTATCAATGCTCCAGATAGTACTGCTATAACACTTACATTAGATAATGAAGATCTAGCTAAATCGGTACAGAAGCTAGTAAGGTCTGTAGGCGATATAGTTAAACTAGTTCCATATGGTTTAGGTTATAAACTCTTTATAAAGTCTAAGAAACCTAATAGGTATTTCTACGGTACTAAGTTTAAAGCGCCTACTAACCCATTAAGATTAAGAATCTTAGATATAGTAGAGGTTGATAAAGATGAAGCTACTTGTATATCGGTAGAAGCAGAAGATCAGCTCTATGTAGCTGATAACTACATAGTAACACATAATACCCTTATGTGCTGTTATGCACTGTCTAAAATAGCTAAGAAGACTGCTATAGTTATATTACCTAAGTATATAGACAAGTGGGAAGAGGATATGGATAAACACTTCTATAACATAAAAGATAAATATTGTGTTATACAAGGTAGTGAAAAGCTAAAGGATCTTATGCTGCATCCTAATGAATATAATTCTAAGTATGATATATTCATATTCTCTCTACGTACATTAAGTCTATATGTTAATATATACGATAATAGGAAAAGAGAGAACTTTGAATCTGAACAGTATCCAGTAGCTCCAGAAGATCTTATGCAGTTACTAGGTATAGGAGTTATGGTTAGTGATGAATCGCACCAGGAGATGTGTAATGTAAGTAAACTTATGTTATACTTTAAGGTAAGTAAGTATATACTACTTACTGCTACCTTAGCTAGTAATGATAAACATACACAGTTTATCTACGATATGGTAGTACCAGATGCTAATATAGTTAAAGTAGATCTTAATACTAATAACCACATAGATGTTAATAACATAAGATATTTTATAGAAGATGCTAATAGAAAAGTAAAACATACTGGTTCACAAGGTTATAGCCAAATTACATTTGAACAGTATCTATTCTCTAGACCACATCTACTATCTCAGTACGATAAAATGATATTAAAGTATGTAGAGAGAGATTATATTAAGAGACGTAAAGATGGTCAAAAACTATTAATATACTGCTCTCTAGTAGACATGTGTAAACACTTCGCTAATCTACTACGTGGTATATACCCAGATCTTACTATTAATACCTATGTAGAAGAAGATGACTATGAAAGTATAATGGATTCTGATATAACAGTATCTACTCCATTATCAGCTAGTACTGGTATAGATATACCTAACCTTATAACAGTTATACAGACTATCTCTATGGGTTCATTACAGTCTAATAGACAAAGTATGGGTAGACTACGTAAGATAGATGGTGTAAGTACTATATACGATGCATTCTATTGTGGTAGCTTACGTAAGCATAATGACCTATTTAGACAAAGAGAGAGCTGTACTATAGATATAGCTAAGAGTTGGAAGAAAGAAACTTATGCAGTAAGTCCAGAACATCCTGCTATGAAAATACTTTACTAGAGATAGAGCCTATGTATGGACTCTATCTCTAGCTTATATTTTTTTATTTTATATCAGAATGACATTATATTAACTATATATTATTCATATAGAGAGTACGTAGAAGTATCTAGCTTCTACGCACTCTTATTAATTTAACTAGCATTAGCTAGTAGAAAGGATAATATATGGCGGATATTAATAATGTTATATTATTAGTAAACGATGTTAAACATAAAGCAGTAGCTAGGAATCAACTAGCTACTGCTAATGTGTTAAACAATGTTGCTTCAGAGCTTAAAAGTTTAAAGCCAAATAGCTATGAAGCTAAAAGATATTTAGCTTATGTAGTGCCTAAACTACATAGTCTAAATGCTGATCTAAGTTAACCTTAGATCATTAGATAGCATAGAGTAGTTTAAATACTACTCTATGCTCTATAGTTAAAAACTATAAAACTATATACTCTACTGATTATATGCAAATAAATTAAAAAGGAGTTATAAAGATATGTTGCCATTAGGAATTAAGATGTTTTTTGCTAACTTTAAAAGTTGGCTACCAGGATTACTTGTGATTTTAGTAGTAGTAGGTATACTTACCTATGTTAAGCTATTAAAGAATGATATTAAGAAATATGAATCTACTATAGATTCTTATAAAGTGCTAGTTAAAGAGTATGAAGCTAATGCTACTATAGCTAAATTAGAGATAGCTACATTAGAGCTTAATAATAACGGCCTAAGTTCTGCTATAGATAAAACTAATACAGCTATAGAGAATATGAAAGTTAATGAAAATGCTTTACGTGCTGAAGTTACTAAATGGAAGAATCAAACTCCTAAAGAAGTTATTAAGTACGTAGAGAAGATTGTCAAAGTTAAGGATAAAAAGAATGCAACTTGTGAAGATTATAAGCGTGTAAATGAGAATATTTCGAAAATAAAATATAAGGACTTGTAGAAAGGTTATGTTAACAGAAAAGGATTTTAGAAATGACATAAGGGATGACTATCCAGAAATGTATCTTTCTGGAGGAGCTAAGGTATTTGTGCTTATACTCTATATACTAGGATTCTTATCTATGGTAGCCTGTAGTATAGTAGGGTATAGTCAAAAGGATTTTATAGAAAGGGATAGTTGGTTAACTACGGGTATATTATTTACAACAATATTTGTAGGTACAGCTATATTAATCCCGTATTTTTTAGATAGTGATGATAGAAATAAGGTATAACAATGCATAATGAAAATTTTGATTTTGGTAGAATCCTAACTATGCTTAAGTTAGGTATAACAATAATGGTACTATTAGCTATAGGCTATATGTTTCTAGGCTGCTCTAACCAGCCACAAGAGCCTAAAGTTATAGTTAAAGTTGAAACAAAAGAGGTTAAAGTACCTGTAGCTCCTAGAATACCAGAGATAGACTGTGACTTTGAGGGAGAAGGACTAGAACCTACTGACAATCTATTAAAATGTCTTATACTACATAAGAGAATATTAGATCTATTAAGAGCTAATAGAAACGCTGTAGAGGATCCAGCTCTTACAGATAGTATAAACAAGATAGTAGATGAAACTTATAGAGGTAACCCAGTTACTGATATAAAGAATAACTTAAAGAAATAATATATAGCTACAGTATAACCATAGGTTATACTGTAGCTTATACTTATATTTTTTTATACTCTATAGTAAATTATACGAGAGTATAGCAATAATGCTATCTAAAAGGAGTATAATATGGAAATAAAAGAAGAGTTAATTAGAAAGTATGCAGATACTTGTGTAGAGTTAAGGAATACTGAGTTATCACGTAGTAAACAGCCAGAAGAAGAGAAATCTTTTATGGATAAAGTATGTGACAATAAATGGAAGATCTTAACTGGTCTTATAGCTGTAGGTGGCGCAGCTGGTACTGCATACTGCTATAGAGACGAGATAAAAGATTATCTAGAGAAAGATGATAACATATTTAAAGATGTTAATGAATTCTTAAGTACTAATACAGGTAAAGCTATAGTCGGTATAGCAACAGCTGGTAGTACTACAGCTGTTAAATCTAATTTTACTAGTAACCAGACTAATGTACTTAAGAAAATGTCAGATTCTGAGCTAACACCGGAATTTAATTACTATAGAAAGCTAGATCCGTGCCGTATGTCAGAAACAGAGCTAGAATATAACATTACACTTATGAAGGGTATCATAGGTTCTTATAAACCAACAGTTGATGATATAGTTGCTGATACTGAACCTCCTGTTGAAGATGCTGATCCTATTAAAGAAGATTCTGACGTTATGAAAATACTTACAGATAAAGCCAAATCCGTTAGAAACATGGACGACTTCGGAGAATTAGTAAAACTTGTAGATAAATACTTTCCAGATGAAGATGAAGAGTTTATGCTAACAGAAAATTAACTAGATAGAGCTACAAGCTCTATCTAGCTTATATTTTTAACTATGTTAACTTATAAGAGTTAATAAGATTATATTAAGGTAATACATTATGTTATTAAAACGATTAATTTTACATAAATTTAAAAGATTCTTTCTATCTGGAGTAGAGCATTTTATATATACTCCATCTAGTAATATTTCTATTATCGCATGGCCTAATGGTATGGGTAAATCTTCTCTATTATCGCAGTTAAATCCACTACCAGCAGATCTTAAAAAAGATTATAGAGATGGCGGCTATAAGCTTATAGAATATACTGTAAATAATGATACTTATATTATATCATCTGGTTATGTAGCTAAAGGTAAACATAGTTTCATTAAGAATGATACTGAACTTAATCCAGGTGGTACATCTGTAGTACAAAAACAGCTAGTAGAAGAGCATTTTAAACTTACTCCTAATATGTTTAATATCTTATTAGGTACTGATAACTTAACTACTATGTCGCCTTCTACTAGAAAGTATTGGTTTACTATACTATCCCCTATAGATTATACATTTAGTATATCAGTATGGAATAACTTAAGATCTAGAGCTAGAGACTTATTAGGTTCTGTTAAGATACAACAAGAAGAGTTAGCTAAAAAGACTACTTCTCTTATATCTAAAGAAGAGCTAGATAGACTTAATAAACATAATAAAGAGCTAGAGGATAATATATTTAATCTAACACAATCTCTCTATAAGATAGATTATCCCGGTAACCAATATACAGAAGATAAAGTTAAATTACTTTACGATAGTTATGATAGAGTTAAATACTCTATAGAAGAACTATCTAAATTAGAAGATATTAACATAGATACAGCTAGTATTAAATTAGGTAAATACCAAGCTACTTTAGATCAGATTAATAAAGATCTAGATAAGAAAGCTAAAGCTATTAAAACACTAGAGATACTAGGAGATAAATCTAATATAGAACAACTTAAGTTAGCTATAGCTTCTACTCTAGAGTATAAGAATAAATTAGCTTCCACACTACCAGCTAATGTTGTTATAGGTAGCTATAATAATCTATCTAATACTCTATTAGAGTTTTCTAACCAGATCAATACCTATCTTACTACTCTATTAGAACCTTCTAATAGAGAACACTTATCTAAAGAGTCTTTAGATAGTTTTAAGCTTAAGTTTGAAACTCTTAAGACAGAGTTTGATACTGATAAAGGTAAATATGGTTTACTTAAAAATACTCTAGCTGATCTAGAGCGTAATAGTCATGAACATATGGTAACTTGTCCTAACTGTAATCATAAGTTCCAATATACAATACAAGATAAGATAGCTAAGACTAAGAAAGATATAGAAGCTATAGAGTCTACTCTTAAAGATAGGTTAGTAATACTTAAGAATCTAGATGTTAAGATAAAACATATAGCTAATAACTTAGAACTATTAGATAAAGTTCTTATGTTGTTTTCTAATAGCCCATTAGAGTCATTTCTAGCCCCTGTAGGCAAAGATAACTTAGAAGCTATACCAACTATACTTAATAACGCTAGAGTCTCTCTAGAGTCTTTAAAAGAGCTAGAAATAGCTACTAAAAAACATCAAGAACTTACAGAGATACTTAAGGTTAAAGAAGAAGCTTCTAAGTTAGCACAAGAGTTAGGTATAGATTCTATAGTTACATTAGAAGCTGAAATCAATAAGCTTAATGATAATAAGTTAGAAACTATTAAGCATATAGAGAATATCTCTAAGTATTTAGAGTATAATACTAAACTAACTAACCTTACTAAGGATATAGAAGAGTTTAAACAGTTTAAATCTAAAGAGTTTACTTATAAACTATATACTAAGCTTAATAATAGAATACTTAAGAACATTTCTAATCTTAAACTAGAACTTTCTATTATACAGAAGAAAGTTTCTGATTCTAATGCAGACCAAGCTATTATAAATAATATACAAAATCTTATATCTACTAATAAGACTAAACTATCTGTAGTATCTAAGATGGTTACAGCACTATCTCCAGAAGGTGGTTTAATAGCTAAATCTATTAATAGCTTTCTTAATAGTTTTCTATCTGAGATGAATAATATAATTAACTCTGTATGGTCTTATAATATGGAACTATTACCTTGTGAAGTAGATGAGTCTAATGATCTTAATTACAAGTTTAAAGTAAAAGTAAACCATGATGAGACTATAGAAGATGTATCTAAGTTATCTAGCTCTATGCAAGAGATAGTTAATCTAGCTTTTAAGATAGTCTTTATTAAATACTTAGGTTTACAAGGTTTTCCTCTTATACTAGACGAGTTCGGTAGAACTATGGATCCAGAGCATAGAGTAAATGCTTATGATGTTATAGATAGAGTATTAAGTCATAACTTTAATCAAATAGTCTTAGTATGCCATTTTGAGTCTATGTATAGTAGGTTTGCTAATGCAGATTTTGTAGAGCTAAGAGAGTATCCAGATACAACAACGAAGGAGTAATATATGCAAGATATACAAGTTATAGATAATGGAGTAGAGTTTACAGTTACAGTAGATGATGCTACGTTTCAAGAACTAGTTAAGAACCAAGGTATAGTAGATGGTACTATAACTATAGAAGGTTCTGTAGAGGATTTTCTAGATAGAGTATTACAAGAAGAAACTAAAGAAGAAGTAAAAGAAGATAGAGTAGAGGAGTAACACTCCTCTACTCTATCTATAAGTCTGCTAATCTCTCTAATCTAAATAGCATATAGTAGAATTCTCTTTCTATATACTTAGGAGTATTATCAGGTAGTATATGTTCTAAGTTAAGTATACTTCTAACAGTTCTCTTTATACCAGATGTAAAGTTACTATTAGCTATCTTACCATTAGTACCAGTAAGCTCTAGTAGACTAATCAATACACCCATTCTACAATATAATGGTAACCATATAGATTGTCTAGTATAGAAATCTTTAGGTAGATTCATTAGCTCTAATGCGTTAGCACTATATATCATAGGTATATTCTCTAGTATCTTACTAAAGCTATTTTTAGTATATCTAAATCTATCTATATACTCTAAGTATCCACTAGTTAATCTCTTAGTATAGTCAGATACGCTAAATGGTACTTTAGATCTAAATACTGGTATATAGGTTCTATCTGTAATAAGTCTAGATGCTATATTCCAACTAGTATAATCAAGATAGCTTCTTAGTAGTGTTGGCATAAGCCAAGAACCTAAGTAAGCTTCAGTACTGTTATCAAGATCTCTAAATGCTCTCTCTTCGTACCAGTATTTATAATGGAACATAAGTTTAAATAGATCTATCTCCATTATAATAGATACTTCATTATTATACATACTATCTGGTACTGTAATATCAAATACTCTATTATCTGTATATAGTACTTTAATAGGATTATAGCTCTTCCAAGTAGAACCAATCTTATCTAATGGAAGTACTTCAGATTTTACATAGTAAATTTCAGTACTACCTTTAAATATATTATTCTTATGGAAGTTACCAGTATTGTACATAGTAGAGAATTGTAAGTTTCTACATGCACTATTAGAGTAAGTGTCTATCATTTTGAAATACTCTATATCTTTCATACCTTCTGGAGATAGAAATAACTTTAGAAATCTATTAAGTATATGTTCACCTTTTACGAACCATATATTCTCAGATCTATAAGAGATTACTTTATCTATAACACCATTATAATACTCTCTTATGTATTTAAGATCTTGGTTAACTGTTATACCTTGGAAGATAGGAGGAAGTTTAGTTGTAAATAATTCTAGCATATTTATATATTCTCCTACTAAGTAATGTTATAAGTCAGCGATTGAACTTAAATAAGTATTTTTAATTTTTATATTGCTATAGCTGAACTAAAATTTTATATAAGCAACCTTAGTATAGCCGAAAGGTTATACTAAGGGAATGAATAAAAGGCTTATATTCCACAATAGGCTTATATCTATACTATAGTAGTTATTAGGATGTCAAAGTGACTTTTTTATAGTTAGATATTATTTATATAGAAGTAATAGCAAACTACTTTAGTTCTTAATCTGTTATGGATTAAGAACATAAGCTAGGAGATAATAGATATATTATGTTGGCGGACAGAGTATAGACTACCTAGATTATGTATCTTAATTCTATATATAGTATTATAGTCTACTATAGTAGGTTATGTTACTAACTTCTATTTTAATATATTAAAATTCGTAAGGAGTGACTCATGGCAGTTACAATCGGAAATGTAGAAAACAACAATGAGAATGTTTTCAACCCAGAATCAGTCGCTGAGAAACCAGCTAGCAATAACTATAGACAACCAGAAGGTCTAATGGACCCATTTGCAGAGTTTACAAAAGGTATTATATCTGCTGGTGGCGTAGCCACTAACTTAGTCGAGCTTAAAGAGAAGATCGAAGCTATCTCTAAAGCTAAGAACAATCCTCTAGATGTAATAGTCTTGGATAAAGATATATTCACATCTCTTAAGTATAGCTCACTATGTGTCTATAAGAAAGAGAAAACTAGAGTATCTTACTATATAGTGCTACTAGCTGGTACAGGACGTAAGTCACTTACAGCTAAAGAATCTCTAAGACTAGCAGAGATTGCTAAACAAGAGAAACGCCCAGCAGACGATGACTTATTTACGTATGCGGATGCTATTGATACAGTTTTGCATAGTCTAGCAGTAGATCAAATCGTTGCTACAACAAGAACAGATTTACCAATAGTACCAGTAACAGGTATCGTAGTACCTTATAATGTAGATCCACTAACACTAGTAGAGCGTATTACAGTTTCTATTGCTAACTCATTCTACGTAGAGGATCTAGTAGCTAAAGGCGGTGGTTTAGATATTAAGAAACTAAACCAAAACTATAATGGTAAAGGTCGTTATAAGTTCTCTATAGCAACTCATAAAGAAGGTGTTATAGTAGATAGACTAGGTAATACTATCAGAGCAGACTTTACAGCAGCTCTTGATATTAAAGACACTTCAAATCAGAATTTTGGAGCTAGAACTGTTAACAGATACAATAGAGATGTACGTATTGCAGAAGCATCTGGTTATATTACAGGTTATCCAGTATACCGTGGACCACGTGTTGATAACCTAGGTAAGCCACTACCAGAGTGGACTATTCAACCACAAATCGTTATCACTAACGTACGTACGTATATTCCAGATTTACAATCTACTATTCTAGGCGTAGCAGTAGGTTCATTAGTAGCATCTCATAAGCAATATCTAAAGGTAGTTATAGATACGCTCTCTGAAGAGCATAACCCAGGTTTATATAACTTACTAACTAAAGCAGCTGTAGGTATGGATAAACATGGTAGACCGGTAGTAGAGCCTATTGATTGCTTATCACCAGCTCGTGTAGAAGATAAAGCTTATTTACTAGAGCAAATCTTCGGTACTGAGACTCCAATGGTATCTCTAGATATTAATACATATGGAGAGTCTTACGATACACTACTATCTTTAATCTATGCTGATACTAATGCAGCAGCTAAAGATGAAGTAGCTCGTGCAGTACAAACTCTATTAGGTGGTACACCACTTCAATTCGGTAGAGTAGCAGCACATAGAAACATCTTACCAGCTGGTACTTATAATACTAAGAAATCTCAACGCGATATAAGAGACTTCGAACTAGACAAGTTTATCTATCTAACTAAACTAGAAGATCAAACAGCTACTAATATGTTCTTCAATTCGATGGCATTCGATAACGATAAAACCATCGACCTTAAGATAGAACTATTAGCTAACTATTTACCAGATAGCTTAATAGATGGTAAAACTACTAGATTAACTCTAGATCCACAATTCTTAGAGTCTATTGTAAATGCTGCAGTTCAATCTGGTCTAGTTACAGAGATGGATCAAAGCTTCATGATTCAATCTAACGGATTGTCTACAGGTGCATTCACTAACCTTCAAAACTTAGGCTTTGGTGCTAACTATGGTGCTCAATTCCTTAACATAACTAACCCAGGTGTCGGTTATGGTAATATGGTATTGAATAGTTACAACCTATATACACCACGTAGTTAATAAAATATAATAGGCTAGAGAGAGACATAAATCTCTCTCTAGCATTTTCTATCTATATTTTTTAATCTTAACTACAAGGAGTATATTATGTCTATAAAACAGAAACTAATCTCTCTAGATGATTTCTATAATTCAGTTACTATAGATAAAGTCTTACTTAATGACCACTCTATATATAACGATAGATCATCTAGACAAGTGTTTGATTCTCTTATGTCCGAATATGAGGGTGATACTATTAACATTTTACCTAAATGTAAATGTGGTCACCTACATGGAGAATATTACGAAGGTGTACGTTGTACACGTTGTGGTACAGTAGCACATAGTTTACAGTATGATCCTGTAGTCTGGGCTAAAGCATTTACACCAGAACTTAAGTTCATTAACCCAATGTTCTTCTTTATGCTTAATGCTCTACTAGATGGTGATATACAATATCTTACTGGTCTTACAGATACTCCACGTACTAAATCTAATATATCTATCTCTATTAATAAGAACGTACTGCATGATAATAGATCATATAGAAACTTCTTAGCTTCTCTTAGAGATATATTAGTTTATCTTACTACACTAGGTTCTTATCAAAGAGGCTATAAAGGTAAACGATTACAAGAGATATTAGAAATGTGGGATACTCAAAAACAAGTAGTACTATCTGATTATCTACCAATGATAAACAATATGCTATTTGCTGTTACTAAGACTACTAAAGGTAAGTTTGTAGATACTGGACTAGCAGATGTTATGGACATTGCTACGACGTGGATGAGACGTGCTAATGATCTATCTGCAGATATAGAGGATTATGATAAGACTACAGCTAAAGCAGTATGCATGTTAGGCAAGATGCCAGAGTTTTATGTTAAAACATATCTCTCTAAGAAGACTGGTATCTTTAGAAAGCATGTATATTCAGCTAGATCACCATTTACTTTCAGATGTGTAATTGTATCTTGTCCTGGTAAACATACTTATGACGAACTAGAGGTACCTTGGACTACGTTAGTATCAGTCTTTAGACCACATGTTCTAAATAAGCTTATGAAAACAGGTAAATATAGTTATAAGGAAGCTAGTAATAAGATCTATAAAGCTGTTAAGAAGTATGATCCAGAGATAGCTGCTATAGGAGAAGAGTTGATAGCGGAAGGTAAGAGTAGGAATGGTAAGGGTATTGCTACTTTATCGCATCGTAACCCTTCGCTTCTCGCTTCTAGTTCCCAACTTACTTATATTGTAAAGTTTAATAAAGAGCCTGATATACGGACAGTTGCCTTTAGCCAGCTCATATGTAAAGGGCCAAATGCAGATTTTGATGGCATGAAGATATAAAAAAATTGGTATTTTAAAATGTGTAAAAACGACTTATAATGTGAGTTAATATAACTCTATTTTAAAATTAGGAGGTATACCCTATGTATACTATCAAAAACGAAAAGTCGATAAAAGTCATTATGAAAACTTCTGAAAAAGCGGAGTACCATTTAAAAGAGTTTTATCTACCTGGTAAACCTAGTAGCACAGTTATACTTAATAAACATGATAAGTTAACCGTTAACCTGCAAGGTGTAGAATTAGAGGTGACAGCTGAATGGCTGTTTTGTTATGCTAAATTAAAAATACAGTTTCCAAAAGAGTACGTAGAGCATGTAAAAGATCTAGAATTATTCATACCGAATAATCCAGGCTCTGCACATTACTCTAATACTTCTCCTAAAGCCTATTTTAAGAATCCTATTAAAATAGACCGCTATATACCTCGTCATGGACGTGTAGAGGAGTTTAGAATGATTCCATATTCGCCTATGTACGCAATATCTCAAGATGGCTATATTTTAGATATTGTTAAAGATAAAATAAATATACCATCTCTATACGATACTAAACACGAGTATGTTAAGCATGAGCTTAATGGCATATCATTTAGGCACCATATTTTAGTTGCTTCTGCTTGGTGCGAAAATGACGATAAACAACATAAGATAGAGGTAGACCATATTAATAGTATTAAAAATGATAATAAGGCTGTCAATTTAAGATGGGTTACTAGATCTGAAAACCTAAAGAATGCTTATAATTTTGGGCACTCTACGAGTAATCCTTGTATTGTTAAAAATCTTATCACTGGTGAAGTTAAACATTATCTATCATTAGCGGATGCTTCTAGAGATATGAATAGAGGTTATATCAACGCTAAGAATGTTAACTTAAAAACAGGTAAGCCTTATATTATAAAGCAAGAAGGAGATTGGTACCAGATGCAGTATGATGTACCTGGGGTTGAACCAGAGTGGGTAACTTTAGAAGAAGCCCAGGTTCTGTATAACTCTATTACGCGTACAAGATATTCGCTAACTATAAAGAATAGAAAAAATCCAGATGAAATATACATCTACTATAACCTTGATGATATAAGTAGGTTTATTAACGATGGAAAGAAATATATATCTTTAGACAAAGCAATATCCGAAATAGAACGTACTGGTAAATATGTTACGTATAAAAAGTTTATTACTAGCAATAATGAACTAGCATATATAGCTCACAACTTGGAAACTGGAGAAATTTTATATGCGAATAGCACAACACCTTTAATAGCTGCAACTGGTGTAGCTAAATCGTCAATACGTAAATCAGCTTTCTTCAACGGTAAATACAAGTTTAACAACTGGGTATTTAAAGTGGATGATGGAACTGAATTTGACGAACCTGAGACACCTGTCACAAGGCGTATACACGTAGTTGCAGATAATGGAATAAATAAGTATGAGTTTAATAGCTTGCGCGAAATGTCTAGGTATTTTAATATACCACATGAGACTATTCGTTATTGCATTAAGAAAAACTTAGACGTTAACGGTTATAAAATACAAATAACGAGAGAATAACTAACGCCATCGTTAAATCTACCTAACTGCGGGAAACTCCTGAAGTTACTAGCTACTACTTAACACTAGAAATAGATGTTAATACCTATGACGTAATTTAGTCAATAGGCATAGTGAAAAGGCTAGTAATATAGGACAATCGACGCAAGGAAGCTCCTAAGTCTACATAGTAGATATGGAGTGGCTTCACAGACTAGTAAAACCTATATTAGAACATATAGGTATAGCATTATATACTGCGAAATGGTAGAGTTCTATATATAGTATAGAACAATATATAGTCGGGCTATATACGAGAGTATATAGAGTACTGGATAAGTAAATTTGTCCCCATGGTTATATATCTATATAACCATAAAAGCTCTCTAACTGCGGGGAAGTAGCATAACTTATAGATACGACTATTAGCTAGTAATAGACTAATATACCGTTAGAGTAATGATTCATAACGGCATCGTAAAAACGCTATAAGTGCTATGATCGGCGCAAGAAAGCATCCTATATATATAGGATGTGACTTCAACGACTAGTAAGACTATAGTTAGAACACTATAGCATACATAACTTATATTAGGTTATGGAAACGGGAGCTATCTAATATATAGATTAGATAATGATATAGTCTAGAGTTTACTAAGTAAACTAAGGAACTAAACTTTATACCACTACTATCTAGAGAGATGGAAGAGTACTACGAAGGATTTGCTCCGCAGTACACCGTACCTGGTAAAACTCCATATGAAGTATGTGGTAACTTAACGTTATTAGGACCAGCTAATAACATCATGCTAGAGTATCTTAATGCTAAGCATGAGCATCCTGAAAAGGATACAATCTTAAGGGAGCTACTATAGTCTCCCTATAACCTATATAGAACTAGAGATAACTAATATCTCTAGTTCTATTTTACTTTTTTTATATAAGGAGATAATAGTATGCTAAGACCTACTGAAGAAGAGCTACATGTTCTTGAGCAAGGGTATAAAGAGCGTAACAAATGGTTACCAGAAGATGATCCTCTAGGTTATATTTTAAAGTATGAAGTTAATGAGCATGCTTATAATGTTCTTAAGGATAAACTACCAGAAGTTTTAATAAAGGTTCTTAAGGACAATAATATTTACAAATATAACGATACTGCCGCTATAGGCTATGTATCCCATCTACTATCTGGTTATATTCAGATTACCGAAGATCGTATAAAAGAACTTGAAGATAGAGTAGCAAAACTTGAAAATATGATTTCATTAGGTAAATAACTATAAAAGGAGCTTAGATATGTTAGCTAATATGTTAGTTACAACAACAGTAGATATTAAATATCTAATACAGCAACATCAAGTTGAAGTCAATCCTGTTATTAACTACTATAACAGAGAAGACTTTATAAGTAAAGTTAATACTAGAGAGTACAAAGAACCTTGGTATTTTATCTTTATAAGAGATGACGGCAAAGCACCTAGAGTAGATCTAACTGGATTTACTACTATCTCTATAAGAGAAGCTCAAGAAGGGCTACTTAAGTATTCTATTAATAAAGAAACTGAAGAGTTTAATAGGTTAAGATTCTACTACTATAGCGAATATACAGATTCTATGTTCGTTATAGATTTAGACTATAAAGCTAATACAGAAGATGAAGTATACGAACTTAATACAGTTACAGTTTATGACGAATGTCATTTTACAGAAGTATATAAACATTACTTTGTAATAGATAATAGAAACAAGTTTGGTTATCTTAGAACCTTTGCATTTGATGCTAATAAGTTTGAAATAATACAAGAGATAGTAACTGAAGTAGAAGAAACTTTTTAAATCTACTAAGGCTACTATATTGAATGTTTTTATAAAAATGGAGATTTAGTAAATGAATACACAAGATTTATTACCATATATGGTAATATCAGTATTACTATTAACTACTATGTATAGAAGTTTTTGGTAGTATATAGTAAGGATAGAGAGCTATGAAGAAATCAAGATTAGCAGAAGCTATGAAAGCTTATAAGTTTGAGTTTATATTATTAGCTATAGTAATATTCAGTTTCTTTAGCTTAATAGTATACTATGCATATGCTGGTAAGCTAGTAGATAATGACGGTAACCCAATTAAGTTCTGTATACAGAGTGATAGTAATAATAGTTTATGGGAAAGGATAGTGAGAAAATGGAAAATAATGAAAATAGAGAAGTAATCTACGACATAAGAGGATTTGACGATCCTATCAATGGTTATGTTATAGACATGACAGATGAAGCTGAGTTAGCTAACAGTTCTGAAGAAGCAAGACTAGCTTTCGTGTCACGGACCAGTGCCGTAAGTCGCGGTAAGGAGGAATCTAGTAATCCAGAAGCTAGATATAAGCACTTACTAAAAGAAGGTGCTATGCATACTGCTTCACGTTGCTTAGAGTTCGTACCAGTCTATATTAATTTCGAAATATTCGGTAATAGAGTTATATTACATCTTAAAGATAATAGACAATATAATATGGCTCTAGATAGGTTTCTTAATACTGTAACTAAGTTTGGTTTTATAGAGCAAATGGATAGAAACATGTACCTATGTAAGACTAACTTAAGAGCTATGCTTAAAGCAGGTATACCGTATGACTATGTACCCTACAATCCAGTATGTAAAGGATTTAGAGTATTTAAGATGCAAGTACCTATGTTTGTATTTAACCATATAGTAACACACACTATGATCTCTAAAGAGTCTAGATCTGATAGAGTAGTTAGACTAGATAAAGGTAACTATTGGGTACCAGAGAATCTAGTAGAACGTATCTATAATACAGATATAGAAGAGCGTAGGCCTATACTACTAGCTAACTCTGTTAAACAAGCTTACTATAAACTTAGAGAGACATTAGAAGCTACTAGACACTATAATAGTTTTATATTAACACTATTACAGATACCTACTAATGACCTAATGGCTCTACTAGAAGTACTTGGCTATCCGAGAGAAATATTTCAACGTGCAGTACTAGAGATGCGTTATAAAGAGACTATACTAGCTGCATGGGAAGATGATAATACTTGGTTAAACTTTCTACGTGAACGCGGTGGTAGTGATGATTGGAAAAACTGGGTACAAAAAGAAACACAACAAGCTGCTCTAGCTCTAGCTAAATTCTTTTAATATTATATAGTGTCTAAGTAACATAAAGTTAGTTAGATATTATTTATATAGAAACTACATAGCAATGTTAGTTTAAATTATTCTATAGAAAGAAGGAGGCATATGAGAGTAGTTAATGTTCCTAGAGGTGACTTAAGTGCTTTATATGGTGCTGGTATTAATACCTATGGAGGAACTTTTAATATGGGTAATATGTCCCAAGAGACTATGTCTAGTGGAAAACATGGCCAGTATATACAAGAGATCAATAACTATTATCAATCAGATGCTTATATACAGTTAGCTAATGAATTATCAGCTTTACAATATAAGACTAATTTAGATATATCTATATATCTAATTAACTCTGACGATATAGCTGTTGGTAAACTTATGCAAGAGTATATGATGGCTAGTCCATACTTAGCGAGAGCTTATGATAGTGGACTTATAACTGGATATAGTCCAGAGTCACATAGAGATACTGAATTAGAGTATCTAGATAGACATAGATATAACCAAGTAGAAGATGGTTTACTAGAAGAAGGTGAAGATGATCTTATGTATTATACACAATACATAACAGATGATACTGACTTAGATATAGAAGACCAACTTACTATTAAAAGCTCTTGGGAGTATATTAAGAAGCGTATATTACAAGGTGTTGATCTTACAGAGCAATAGTTATGCTCTGTATAGATCTTATATTAAAATAGCTATATAGTAAAAATAGCGTGAAGAGCAATTTTGTATAACAAAAGATAGGGTACCTAGTATAACTTATACTATATCCGAATACTAAGGAGGATAAGATGCTCAGATTTATATTAATAATGTTGAGTATTTTAACATTAGGTTTCTCTAGTACTTATAGAGATGAGCTTAAGAGACTTACTGTAGATCAAAAGCAAGTACTACTATTTAGTCTTAAAGCTGGTAAAGAGAAAGACTTAGGTATAACATTAGCTGCTATAGCTTGGAAAGAGTCTTCGTTTGGTGTTAATAGGTCAACACCTACTGATGGTAAATTTGGTTCATTTGGTTCTTATCATGTGTTATTAACAACAGCTGCTAACCATATTAAGAATATGGATTTACCATTTACTTATGACCATAAGAGTAAGGCACATAGGAATATGCTTAGATTTGTATTAACCTATGTAGATAGAATAGGAGCTAAGTTAGCTCTAGCTGAATTAGAGTATTGGAATACTAGACATAAAGGTGACTATACTAAAATGATAGCATCTTATAATGCTGGTAATGCTGGCATACATAGTCCAGCTGGTGCTAAGTATATGCGAGATTTAAAATATAGAGTAAGATTACTACAGGAGTACGTAGTCGCTAATGATATTAAATATTAACTATAGTCTATAGATAGAGTCTTAATATAGACTCTATCTATAGCATTTATTTTTTTCTTAGATCTAACCATATTTGATTTTTATTATATTACATACAAAGGAATAGTACTATGGGTAAAAAAGTAAGTACAAAACGTAATAAACATAGAGCTAAAAAAGCTTATGATAGTTCTAAGGATCAGATTACTTGGAATATGCTTAAGAAGATGAATACTACTATGGTAGAGATGCTAGCTAGCTATGTAGAAGTAGTTAATAGTTTAAGTCTTAAGTATAAAGATAAAGTAAAAACTGATTTAGTTCTTAAAGAGTCTGTAAATGGTTTCTTTAAGTTGGTTAAAGAGCATATAGATCAGATAGAGAAGCTAGCTGATATGCATAGTGTAACTAAAGATGATACTAGAGAGTTTAAAGCCGGTATATGTAAGTCTGTAGAAGAGATGCAAGAAGTCGCTACTATAGCTATGGAGTATATGACAGAACAGAACCTATTAACAGAACTAGGTAGTAAAGTAGTACCAGAACTAGCAGTGCAGTTTAAAGCTGATGAAGAGATTAAAGAAGCTATATTAGATATGGGATCTAGTGTAGCACAAGCTGAAGATGATGCTTCTAAAGTTATAGTAGAATCTTTAAAAGATACTAACTTGCCTACTATGGAGGGTGTAAATGGAACAACAGAACAATGAAAATAACACTAATGATATACCTGTTCAAGATACTGTACATAATGTTCAGACTGAGACAGTTCAGGATAGAGCTAATGAAGTGGAGAAGGAGAAGGTTACTACAACTCAAGTACCAGTAGAACAACCAGTTAAAGATGCTATATTAGATCCTGTTAAAGGTAAACCAGAAGCTATAGGAGTAGATAAAGTAGTAGCTATGTTAGAAGATGCTGATATAGATAACCCTACAATATTACCAGGTATAACTTCTAAAGATCTTACTAAGCTATATGAAGCTTATGGTAATAATCCTAATATAGACGATGATTCACTACAGCCAGAGCAGATTAACGGTTTTGCTGTGTTTAACTATGGATTAAGATACCATCCTTATGCTAAATATAATGTACTTGTAGATAGACTAGAAGATAAGAAGTCTACTTTTACTAACCAGATAGTAGAAGAAGGTAAAAATACTAATATACGTACACTATCTGCTAATGATATAAAAGGTAGTAACCTTAATCAAAATCTACTATTAGCACAGTTTATGTCAGAACTAGGTGCCGGAGAGAAAACTAATATACCACTATGGCACTCTGGGTTTAGAGTAGTTATTACTCCTCCTAACTCTAATAAGCTTATTAGTTTACATAATAAGATATTTAAAGATAAACTACTTATAGGTAAAGATACATTAGGTATTTCATTTAGTAATGATGCTGGTGTTTTACATAAATACTTTATAGAGATGTTTATGTCTCTTATAGAGGGTTGTACACTAGATGTACCTAGATCAGAACTACTTAAGTATATTTCAGTATTAGATCTAAATACTATATACCTAGCAGTACAGGCTAGTATGTCTACTACTGGTATAGATATATATACTAACTGTAAGAATGTAAACCAGTTAGTAGATGATACACCAGTATGTAACTTTGCAGTACAAGCTAAGTTAGATCCTACTAAGCTACTATGGGTAGATACATCTAGGTTATCTAACCCTATGCGTAAACAGATGGCTATAGTATCTGATAAGAGAGTTACAGTAGAACAAGTAGAGTGGTATCAAAAAGAATTAACTAAGTTCATTACTAAAAATACTTATGATATACAAGCTACTAACTCTACAGAGACTATGGAAGTAGTGTTTAGAATACCTAACTTAGAAACTTATCTAGATGAATCTCTAAATTGGCTAGATGATGTATCAGAGACTGTTAGAAAATCTCTATCTGAAGGCTATGAAGATGACGAGAGAGACAATATGATAGAATCTGTAAAATACCTTATGAGATTAGGTACGTTTAATAGTTATGTAGATTATATTAATATACGTGGTAATAAACTTAATAAGAGAGATCTTGTTATACAAGCACTTATTACATATGGTAAAACTCAACATCAGATAGACGATTTCTTAGAAGCTGTACTTAAGTATATAGAAGATAGCTCTGTAGCTATAGTAGGTTATCCAGCATTTGATTGCCCTAAGTGTAAAGCTAATAACGTAGTATCACTAACAGATAGACTTAAAGAGATTATACCACTAGAGATAAGTACACTTTTTTTCGACCTCACCGCTCGATCGCTAGCCTCTCAAGCGGACAGGTAGAAGATGACTACGTTAAACCTATCAACTTCTATTACTTAGAGACACAAGAGATACTTTGGGGAAAGTATATAGAAGCTATTAAGTTAATAAAAGAAGGTAGGAAACAACTCAATCCTATGGAAGTACAAATGTTACTAACTACTATATTTAATACAGCTACTGCTAAGACTAAGTTTAAGAAAGAAGAAGAGTTAGTATTTGGGGATGTACTCTATAGGGAAGAGTCAACGGCTAGAGGTTTCGACCCTAGATATGACTTAGTAAGAACCTATCATGACTCTAGTATACTTAAATACACTGGTATATCTTTAGATAACTTCTTAGAGTTACCTATACCAGTTAGAGATATATACATAGAGAGATCTAGACTATATGCTAGAGAAGAAGTGTCTGCTATGTCTGCTGTAAATAAGACTATCAATGCTAGTCTTAACATAGGAGGTAAGTAATGGGTAAGAGACCTAATATAAAAGGAGTCTATACAGATCTAGACTCTATATTCGATACTAGAGCACCACTTATAGTTGCACTAACTGGAGCTGGTAAGTATGGTATCAATTTTAAACTAGATCGCTATAAGTATAGACTTAGAGATAACTTTGGTACGTTATCTAGTAAGATATTCCACTACTATTACGATAGACGTACTAAAGATATACTCAAAGCAGCTCCAGAGACTTCAGTACCATATGTAATAAGAGATTACTTTTCAGATGTTATGGATACAGCACAGAAAGATGTAGAAGCTATACTATATGTAAATGCTTTTCCATATGTATTTACAAATGAAGAGATAGATAACTTAACTAAGATACTATATAAACTTATACCTAATGTAACAATTAAAGTAATCAATATGCCATTAAAGGATATAGAGAAACAATGGGTATTAGAGAATGTAGGATTATTCATAAGCTATGAAGCTATGAAGTGGTTAAGGTTAGTTACAGATGGAACTGGGTTTTATACTGGAGATATGCTTAAGTTGAAATTATATGCACCATGTTTACTAACTGGTACTATAGAGAACAAAGATCTCTCTGAAGAGCGTCTAAAGAGCCTAGAGTTATTATATAGAACTATATGCGATTTTAACTTCTTAGACGTTGGGGTGTTTAGCGTAATTTAATAACATACCGAGTACTACTAGAGTATATACTCTAGTAGTACTCTTATACAGTTTACATTCGGATCGATGATCTAAGAGATAAAATAAGAGGATGATACTATGGAAACTGAGTTACAAGATTTAAAATATCAGATAGGTTTAGAACTATTAGAATTCCTAGAGAATGTATACCAATCAGATACTATTAAGATAGTATCTATATTTAACTCTCTAGCAGAGCTAAATGAACACTATATAAACCATGATAAGTTTTACTTAGATAAGTTAGAACAACGTTGTTTAGATATTATAGCTACATCTACTAGTAATGAAGATGGTAAGCTTAATATGGAAATTTATATTAAAAGAGCATTAGATCACTATCTATCTGTATATGGTATAGAATTACATACAGAGGATACTGACATTTATAGCTACTCTGATATATTACAAGCTCTAGTATATCTATATCAAGTTGATATACCAACAGCTACTGAATACTTACCTATAGTAGAAGCAGATGATATAGATAATATAGAGAGATTTACAGATCTGCTATCTGAGTATACTATCATGGGTAAATCTTATCTATACGATATAGTAAAAGACGTTAGTGATGATTGGTTCGAGCATACTAGATTATTCTATAAGTCTATGATACATCGCGGTATAGAAGATGTAAATACAGATGATATAGCTAAAGTACAACCATTAGTAGATATATCCCCTAAGTTTATGTCTACATATGCAGTTAGAGATACTCTATACTATGGCTATATAGAATATCATTTAGATAGTATGCTAGACGAACTATATACTAGACTTAATGTACATGGTGATGATTATGATCTTATAGCTATGGAGATAGTAGCTGCTAACTATCTTAGTATAGATAGACCTATTCAAGATGAAACTACTCTACTAGATACTATTAACTTTAAGTCATTAGCTATTGATTATGCTGATAGTTTAAGATTCGTAGTACCTAATATATTAGAGTATATGAACCTAATAAAAGGATAGTAAGTGGTAACAGTTAATGAATATTTTAGATATGCAATACATATGGAGTATCTTACTAGTCTTAAGTTCTATTATAGCACTATGACTATACCGTTACAGAATAGTAATGATTATTATAAGGTAGAAGGTAATAAATACCTAGTTAAGATAGGAGATAGTTATGAAGAGGTACAAGGTAGAACTACCGATGTACCATTACTACAGATACAAGATCCTATAGTTTTATTTAATGCTGATCTACCTAATATAGATACACAAGTAGATACTACTATAGGTAGAGCTATAATAAACTATGTAGCACTAGTATATAACTTTAAGAATAAGATACCTTATCTTAATGATAACAATATAGATACTGGTACATTAGAGAAACTAGTACTAGATGGACTTAAGAAGGATACTATATCAGTACCAGAGTATATTAACTTTGTAGATAGTTGTTCTATGTTACAATCTTTAAGTAGAATAACTACAGTGTCTGCTACCTATAAGACTATGACACCACCTCCTGGTATAGTAGCTTATAAGAATGAACTTATTAAAGAGTTTGATAAGAAGTATGGTAAGAACTGGGTCAAGTCCATGACTACTGTTATAGAGTTTCAATCCCTACTTAAAGCTAAAGATGCTGAATACCTTAAAGATGATCCTACTAATGGTATACTTACATCTGGTAAAGTAAAAGATAATGCTAGAGCTAAGATGTATTTAGCATTTGGTATAGACGCTGGATTCTCCGAAGATTCTATGGCAGAACCTAACTTAGTATTTAATTCACTACTAGAAGGTTATCCTAAAGATAAAGAACAGCTAACTGTTATCTATAATAGTTCTAGAGCAGGTAGTTTCTCTCGTGGTAATGAAACTAAGAATGGTGGTGTAGCAGCTAAGAACCTATTAAGAGCTACAGGTGGTATATCTATAGTAACTGGTGATTGTGGTTCCAAGATAGCTAAAGAGACTATAGTTACTAAAGATAATGCTAATACTTTAGTAGGTAGATATTATTTAGATGGTAATAAGTTAGTTAAGATAGAAGATGGTAGTAAACTAGTAGGTAAGACTATTATGCTACGTTCACCTCTATATTGTAAGCATACAGATGGAACTATATGTAGTACTTGTGCAGGAGAAAACCTAGCTAACTATCGTAAAGGAGTTACTATATTAGCTACTGATATTTCATCAGTACTTATGACTAACTCTCTTAAGAAGATGCATACTAGTGTACGTAAGTTAGTATTAGCTAATCCTATAGAAATGTTAGAATAACAAAAGGAAGTATATATAATGTTAATGTTTAAAGATAAGAGAGATACTTCGCTATCTCTCGTAAGGACGGATGGTGTAGATACTGTTAACTTTATTCTATATAGAGATACGTTAGTAGTAGTAGATGCCAATATCAACCCAGATCATGCTTTATCACAGTTTAGATATGTTATAGGATCTATACATGGTAAGATACAAGATATGGTCTCAATGGGTATAATGGGTAACGATGATATATATTATAGAATACCTGGTAGCCAACACTATATAAATAGAAGCTATAATAGAATAGAACTTAAGATGTTAGGTCATTTTGAAAATCTATACTATATGATACCTATGGTAATAAATAGAAATATGGTAGAGATTAAGTTACTTCCTAGATCTAATAAAAGTGATACTGCAGAGTATACTATAGGTACATTATCTATGGAGATGCTATATAATATAGCTAGACACTTTATACATATACCTAAAGCTCTATTTACAGATGATGCTAAGGATGCTATTAAGAAGTGGTATAGTAAGATTAGATTTGTAAAACAAGATGATATATTACACCCTATCTTAGTAGGAGAAGATGTAACATTTGCTAGGTTTAAGAATAGAAAAGATGAAGAGGTTGTTATTGGTATACCACCAGAGCATCCTTATATTATTGTTAAGAAATCTTATTTAGAAGATGTACCAGATATAAAGAGTGGTCTATCTGAATATAAAGTTATTTATAAATACTTAGAGTTCTCTCCTACTATGCCTGTTGATAGTAGCTTAAATGGCTACTATATGTTTACTAATAGGATAGACTATAGTAATATGTTATATCTACCTGTTAATACTTATGAAACAGCATCACAGTCTAGATATACTAGAGATCCTATCTATATGATAATGTCAGCTCTTAGAGGTGGTAGAACAGAAGAGAAGTTTAGTTTAAGTATACTTAATGATAGTACTAATAATATAAATTGGATTAGTTCAGATAGTATTTATGGAGCAACTAGTATTATTAAATACGGTAGTGCAGAGTATGTGAATAGAATTAGAAGGAGTTAACCTATATGGAAGATTTTGATTTAGATAGTGCATTAGATAGTAAGCCATCTGATGTAAAACAAGAAATGGAAGCTAGTAGACCAGCTTCTAGTACAGGAAGTAGTTCTAAAAGTAACTACAATAGAGGAAAAGTTAGTTTGTATAATGATACTAATATAGTACCTAAAGATCTTAAAGATCTTAAGTTTAAATCTAATGCTAGTAAGTTCTTTAGTGTTTACGATAACGGTAAAGTACCTGAAGATAAACTAGATATAATTAGAAAAGCTTGCCATTGGTTATTTACTAAAGGATTTATCTATAGATCTAAAGGTGATCTTAGATCTCCAGTAGACAATATGATACGTTCTATACCAGGCGCTAGAGTTATGGTTTATAAACTATGGGAGAAAGCTGATAGTCCTAAAGAAGGCTTTCCAATAGACTCTAATGCACCTACTAGAATAGCTTATGAAGTAGCTTGTGGAGTACATAAGACCTTTACTAAACAAAAAGATATAGTAAGATGTATAATAGCTAGAGAAGTACAAACTTTACTAGGTAAAGATTGTGACGATCCAGATGCATTCATACTTACATATACACCAGACGGTGCTAATGCTTTTACTAAGAGCTTTAAGATAGAAAATGCTGGTAGTGTATGGATGCCAATGAAGATAGCTATAAGTTCTAATATACCTATTTGTAATGCGGGATCTGATAAGTTCATAGACGAGCTTAAGAAACTTATAGGTGTTATAGCTCCATCAGAGAGTAAACCAGAGGAAAGTAAAGCAGAAGAGCCTAAGAGTGCTACTGTAGCACAACCAGAGCCAGTAGAGCAACCTAAGACTGAAGAACTACAAGTTAGTGAACCATTAGGCGATGATATATGGGGTTAGTCGAATGACTGATCCCATATATCTAATATATTAACAATAAGGAGAATAGAGTTATGGCTAAAAAGAAAAAGCTTAACGAAGAAGTTGAAGAGACTGTAGATTCTACAGAAGAAGAAGAGACTACTGTAGATGTACCAGAAGCAACTGAAAAACTAGTAGAAACAAAAGAGGCTGTAGAGGCATCTAGCGAGCCCGTAGTTAAAGAATCTACTAAAAAAGAAGATAAGTATGCAGATAGTAAGAAAAAGGATTCTGAAGCTTCTTTTGACGTTGTAAAGGGTATATTATCAGATACTACACTTACAGTAGATGAAAAACTAGAGAAGATTTCAGCTTCTACACATGTTAGTTATAAATCTATAGTAGAAACTTTTAAAGAGTTTGATGCTGCTACTAAGAATGGTAACTATGTATATAACCCTGCTAAATATGGTCAGCTAGTAAAATCTCTATATGATGTACTAAGAGGTATACTAGAAGAGAAAGATACTTATGTATCTATGCTTAAGATAGAGATACTTAACTTACTTTATAGAAAATATAAAGATAGTTCTCTTATGGTTACTTCTGTATTTGCATACGGAGATGACTTTAATGGTACAGAAGAAGAGTATCAAGACTTCTGCTATATTATAACTACACTAGGTATATTCGACGAGTGTAGAGAGCGCGGTACAGTAAAAGCTATACCTAAACTAGTAGATTTTAAAAGATCAGATTTTCTACATGGTAAAAGATTAGAAGAGTATTACCTTAACGTAATGCTATAATAAGATGCACTAGAGTACTAGATTATAGTCTAGTACTCTAGTGTTATCAATTTAAACCAGGAAAACGATATAGTCGAACTTTGATACAATTAAAACATCAAAGGTATCAAAGTGACAAAAAATCAGTTATATATTATATATATAGAAGTAAGAGTAGGATTGCCTTCCTACTCTTACTTCTTAGTTTACCTCAATGCTAGATAGAGGAGTTAGGAGGTATAGCATGTCTTTTATAGAAATGCTAGACTATGGTTTAAATAAATACCGTAGTTTTAAGACAGCTGATTTTATATACGCATATATGCGGCTAGAATATATAAAATGGTCGTACGAACACTACGATAATAAACCAGAGTTTGCTAGATTATTATATAACGATGTATTAGCATTGTTATCGATCTAGTCACTCTATAGAAACTCTATAAGCAAAAAAGGTGGGAAACTGATAGACCGTAGTTGCTAGTATAAACATACTGGCTTTAATATTAAAATAAATAACGTAAAGGATAAAAAAATGAAAAAGATAGTTAGTGTAAACTATTTTAAAGACGTAGTTGACCGTGAAGGTCTTGAAACATATAAAGCATCTGAGGCTTATACCAAAGATGTTGAACTCGCAAATGGCGATTGGACTTTTGCTCAATTGCAAGACAGAGTAGAGGAATGCTTTACAAGCTATGTACCAGTAGCTGAAAGTACAGATGATATTGTATACGATTACGCAACTGTAACTGAATATAGTATTACATTGTACATAAGAAATAGCGATGGTATTATACCTGTAGCACGCTTCAAATTTGATAATGCTACATTATCCGACACAGATCGTGCTTTAACGCCAGCAGAGCTAGAAATAGCTAAATACATTATCGAGGTTGAACACCTCGATGGAGTTGCTGCATGAATCTTATAATATTAAAAACTGTAGATAGTTTCGAAATAGGCGGATATAGAATTATCCACATATGGACACTATCTACAAGTGATTATGAGATCTTTATAAAGATGTTTAATAGCGCTTATAGAGCGCTATTAAACGCAGATGTAAATTTACCAGAACATGTACTAGTTCATAGTGCAATTCAGGCAGCATGCGATACTAATACTATACATCTAATAAGAGGATATGATACTAAGTCAACAGATAATTTAATTCTGGAGACTGAAATATTACAATCTAAGGTAGACGTAGAAAATATTGGTAAAGAAATAAGATAAACAATACCTAAGGGGTTAAAAATGATACAAAATTTAAAATCAGAGTTACAGTTTAAAGAGTCTGTAATTATTAACGAGTTTAAATTCGTTATATATACAGATAATAACAAGGTGGAAGCGTCTGGTAAGGGCAATACCATACCATGGGATAGCTTGCCAGAATCCTACGACGATACAAACCCTAATATAAGCGGTTGGGTTTCATTCGACGATGACAGCTGGGTTGAGCTAGAGGAAACCAGTGTAATGGGCGACTACTATTACGACTGGATTTACCATAAGCGCCCAACATTATAATAACAAATAAAGGCTTAAAATGCTAAAAACAAAATTCATTTGCAAATTCGACAAACGCGGTAAAAGCCGCCTTTATGATTTGCTATATCGCGCTGTTCGTGGCTTAGGTATGCAAATAGCCGACTTAAAAGTGTCGACATCTAAACCTCGCGCTAGCACAGTCTTCGACGCTATACGTGCTATTGCTGTTATGCAGACATATTGCGACGAATATGTTGCTGATATGTCTAATATCGCGAGCTATCGCGAAAACACTAAATATTGCTACGATAACGCGATAGCCGAAATAAAGCGCATAGCGTTTTAAATAAAACTTTAACCTTCTTTCAGTATGTAACACACTCCAGCTGAGCATAGTAGCCAGCTGGAGTGTGTTACATATCTCAAGCTCTAGGTGCAGAGCAGAAAGGAGGTTAACACATGTATGCTTTACATAAAGAAGTTAGCAAGACAGATCTATTAAACCGAATCCATTACTTACTAGCTTCTATAAAAAGCTATCTATATAGGTTTTCATTTCCCAATGATAACCTATACTCTGTATTTAAAAGTATAGAGAGTAATCTAGATAGTATTGAAAGCGTTGATGAGGCTACTGCAGGTAGTTATTTAATCAATGTTTTAAACTATCTAGAAAACTTAAATAATAAGTACATGTGGTTACATGGTTAACCGCATATAACTTATTAGCTAAGTAAAAAAAGATCTATAGATCCATAAAGGTCTATAGATCTCTATAAATAAAAACAATAACCCTATAAGGAGAATAAAATGGAAAATGTAGTAAGCACTGTAAAAAGTGCAGAGGTTAGTGGCGAATTAAAAGGTGCTTTTAGATTATTAGAAGCTATGTTTGGCGCTGAAGAAGGTACAGCTGAAGCTTATTTTAGAGCTAAAGCCGAAGAACATAAAGAAACAAAAGTAGAGGAGTAAGAGATGAGAAAGGTAATTTTAAGTTCATTAGTAGTAGCTAGTGTTGCGCTTGGCTTTGAAGAGTTTGATAGTGCAGTAAAGGATATAAATAGCACTATGGCTAATATGCCTGGTTTGTATATAGGTTCTTTAATAGAGCCTAGAAGCGGTGCTGTTGTAGGTTATGCTGGTTGTGATGATAGTGGCTACTACATGAATTTTAATGTTATTAATACTTATACTAGGTATACAGATAACATTACTATTTATCCGAATATACCAGGTAAAAATGAAGCTTGCGCGATAGTAAATAGTGCGGATAAAACAGAAGTTATAATGCAAATAGATTCACACGGAAAGCTAATTAATTATGGTACACCAGAGTATAACGGCGGAGACGAGTGCGTATCACAGTTTCTTAACGTTACAAATAGTAAAGAGAACGTTACTATAACTGTGGGTAATAAAGTATGCGAAGGTATATTGCCATTTGACCCATTCCGCGCTAAAGCGTACCTAACTAAGTTTCAACCTGGTATGCATACTGCAACCTATTTTAACGGCCATTATAAAGCCATTCTAGATTGGAATGCTAATAATAGCGATAAGATAAATGCTTTATGGCTAGATAGAGATAGCGATAGCAGATATCAGTATACTACTAAAGAGATTAAAGAACTAGCTTTAAGCGACAAAATGTTTGGACGTGTAGTAGACCAAGATGGTGTATTGCTATATGAAACTAATATCTTTAACGATAAACCTGGTATAAGAATAGGAAATAAAGTTATTGATATAACAGAAGATGACTTTACCAAACATCCGGCTCTTAAAGCTGCATACGATGGCTATGTTAAAACTATAGGTAATAATAGTGGTAGGTATGTTTTAGGCTGCGAAGAGTCTGCTTCTATAGCAGAAGGCTCTGATAGCCTACCTACTAACTATGCATACATTGTAGTAGATGGTAAAGCTGTGTTCAAAACACCTGTACCTAATGGTGCTTCTAAAGGCCAGTCTCCGTATTTATGTAATGCAGCTGATAAGGGTAGAGAGCTAAATCATAAGCAATACCAAGCTTTAAAAGACGCCGGTATACTAGTAGCTAAACCTGTTCAAATAGACGAGAATAGAAAATCTGCTATAGACGATGAGCATGCTGCTGCACCAGCTGAGACTAAAGTACAGGATAAAGCACAAGATACTTCTGTAAATACTAACGCAGTACCTAGAGCCGAAGAACCTATCGATAATAGTCCTAAAGGTAAAATACTGGCGCTACTTAAAGCATCTACTATACCAGGTGAAAAGATTGACGAAAAAGGTAGATACTTAGGAGAAGTAAGCGGTTATGGAGATGGTAGAGGACTAATTGTGTTGCCATCTGAAGAAGAAATAGAAATTGCAGTAAACGAAAATTTCAATAAGGCTGCGGCAGACTATAAAGCATATAATAAAGATATGAACAATGGTTCATATTTTTATGCGTGCGATGTACCTACTATGGAGAAGCGCGATAAAAACTCTCCGCTATTTGGTTATGTATATGTAATCTATAATGGACATGCAGTACATGCTTTCCCAGCATGGACTAATAAAGGTTTTAAATGCGATCAAAGTTTGATTAATAAAGAGCTATCACAAGCACAATACTTTAAAGTGTTAGAAGTTTCTTTTAGTAAAATGAAATCACATCCAGTAGTAGGTAAGAAATAATTAGGTTAGAGTAGATACTTTTAAAGTATCTACTCTTAAATTTTAACTTTATAAAGAATAATGAATTTATACTAAGGAGTAAGATAATGAAAAAAGTAGTAGCAGCTAGTTTACTAGCAGTAAGTAGTGTATTTGCTTATACAGATGTGTATCAGTTTTTAGGTAAACTGGATACAACATTGGATGGTAGACCTATATTAGGGGATATCGTAGGATATAACGAAGACGTTATAGGAAAATTTTCATGCAGCAATAAGGGAGAGTATCAGGTAGAGTTAATTATACTTAATCTCAATGTTGGCTATAAAGATGTTTTAACTAAGAAACTAGATAATAAAAGAGGTAATGAAGTGTGTAAAGCGCTTGGTCGTAAAGATCCAGATATAGAAGTATATAGTTCTACCTATATAAACGGTGCTAAGTATAATATCGATAGTGATGGATATAACAATTCTGAAGCAACGAATAAGTACGGCTTACCTGGATGCAAGCTATTGCATTCAGCAGCCATAGATGCTAATGGAGGTAAACATGATTTCGTCTGGAGAAGTTGCTATACAGTAGATATTGCAAATGCTTCTATTAAACCAGTACCTGTTGATTATGATAGTAAAGAATCTGTTTATACATACGCAAGAAAGCTTATGGACAGCGCGCATGCCTGGAATGATACACACATAAATAAATACTCTGGGCTCTGGATAGATATGAAGGAGCAAAGAGATAGATACCCTGGAAACAAGATCTTAGAAATCGCCGCTGATGCTAATTATTTAGGCGATTATGTGGATGGAAAAGGAAACTACCTTTTCTCTATTAAGCCATCTCAAAGTGACGAACCATTTATAGCACTAGCTGGTAAAGAGTATGTTATTGATTTTAAATTAAATCATAAAGAAGAGTTAGTATCTGCTATAAGGGCGTATTATCTTGCCAATAGGACACCTGACAAGACAACATATGTCTATGAATGCCATCCATCTACTAAAGTAGATGGTGTTCAATCTTCATCACTAGGATTTATAGTCCAAAAGATATACGATGTAGAGACATACAGATATGCAGCGTTAAATCCATACGACAAAAATAACAAATATAGTTGTCAAAAGGATATAGACGGAACTGTAATGGATCCAACAGCAGCTGCTGGTATACTATTGTTTACTAACGCGACATTCGTGCCGCCACTAGTAACACAAAAATAAAAGACTAGAGACAGAGCTAAGCTCTGTCTCTAGTTATTTTTTTTTATTTATACTAGAAGAGAACATCTAACTGTATATCTGTCAGAATGACAGATATACAGTTAGATATTATTTATATAGAAGAGTTAATTAACTTCTTTTAATATCCCATCTTAAGGATACAAATATGTGCTATTATGGAATGTCTAAGACATTTAACGATTTACAAACTGAGGCTGTGAACAGAACATTAGTTCACCTACACGATATTAATCTAACTAATGATTATAAATACGCTAGGATTTATAACATAGATAGTTTTAATCCAGAAGACTATATAGAGATAGTATTAAATTCAGATTCTGATTCTGAATATAGATCATACTCTATAACCTTTGTAACACCTACCTATACGCATAGAGTAGATAAACGTATATCTAGTAGATCTTACTTAGGTATATCGTTAGTTTCATTTACAGTATATACTCTTAATCCAGAAGAGTATAAGTTTTATCTTAGTAAGTCTAAGAAAAGTAAATCTCTTACTATGGCTGCTAATGAGTTTGGTTTTATTACTAAGCATTATGAATCAGATGGTTTAACATATTTCGTTACACAGTCTGATAATATATCTACTAGTAAGCTATATGATCTAACTAATAAACTAAGGGAGGTTAATTAACGCTATGATATATAGAATAGTTAATGCTACTAATGATAAACAGAAACCTGTTTATCAGCTAGCTACATATCTAATAGATAAGTTTAAATTACCAGATAAGATTTATGGTTCTGCAGAGTCTAAAGCTAAATACATATGGAATAGGTTTGCACAGCCTAACGGTAGAGCTTCAGTACTTTGTACTGGTAGAAAAGGTTCTGGTAAAACATTGTTTACTAAACTACTAATGAATATGGCTGTAGAGACACAGCCTATATCAGAAGTACCTATAACAGCTATAGTAGTATCCGAGATTAAACCTACTTTAGAGCTAGTTAGTTTTATATCTGGCTTAGATAATGCTGTTATACTTATAGACGAGTTTGGTAAACTATTTGGTAATAGCTATGAGATACAAAATAGTATGTTAACACTACTATCTGATTCTAATAAGCGTAGAATGTTTCTATTAACAGAGAATGATACTTACTTAGTTAATAGATATATACTTAATAGACCAGAGCGTATACGTTACCATATTACTTATGATCAAATGGAGAACTCTGTAGTACAAGAGTACTGTAAAGACTATGAAGTACCAGCAGAGTTTACTAAAGAGTTACTTAAGCTTAATATGTGTAACTCTAACTTTAACTTTGATCAGTTACAAGCTATAGTGTCAGAAGCTAAGTATTCTAATAACTGGGATCTAGAGTGGATCATATCTATCTTAAATGTTAAAGAGTTAGCATTTAAAGAATCTTATAGACCATTAGTAGTTACTGATGATACTGAAGAGCTTAAACTTGATACTACTTCTGTAAAAGAAGGTATCAATATGATACGTATAGTTAATCCTAATGAAGATTCTAAACTACTAGAATCTATTAGAGCAGAGTATCTTAATGTAGATACTTCTAATCCTAATGATGATAGACCATGGCGCTCTAATAAAGATAATAATATGGATCTTATTAAGGTTAATATAGCACCTGAGAATCTATTGGATGTTATAGATAACGTACATATCTATAGTGATGCAACTGGTAAGTTTAAAGTTAAGTTTGAATATGGTAAGAAAATCTTATAAGGAGTATAGAGAATGAAAAAGATTACTAAGAAGAATATTAAATATGGTAGTGATGAGTATATAGTAGTAGATACTAATGCTATATCTGGTAGAGGTTTCGATTTTAGTACAGTAACACATAAGAACGATGAGCTTATAGTAAAATGTACTTATAATAAATCTAAAGATATGTACTTTATATCTATAACTAGAGTAGGTGCTGGCGATCCTAAAGATAGAAGCTATTTTATTAATCCATATAAAGGGTTATTATTTATAGCACTATATGGACTACCTGCAGATCTATCTGCTGATCCTGTACTATATGATATAGGACTAAATAACTACTATAGAAAAGTTTCTAAAGATCTTACATTAGTAGAAGGTAAACAACAAGAGGAACAATAATGAAATACGATAAACTTATTATAGTCGAATCACCTGCTAAGGCTAAGACTATAAGTAAATTTATAGATGGCGCTGTAGTATTAGCATCTAAAGGACATATTAGAGATCTACCTAAGTTCTATACAGGTATTAAGATAGAAGGTGATAAGTTTACACCAGTCTATGAAATACCTAAAGATCATAAAGACATAGTAGCTGAGATCAAAGAGGAAGCTAAAGATAAGAAAGTATACTTAGCATCCGACGAAGACCGCGAAGGTGAGGCTATAGGTTATCATATAGCTTCTATACTAGGTGGTGATCCATTAAGCTATGATAGAATAGTATTCCACGAGATTACAGAAGGTGCTATTAAACACGCACTAGAACATCCTAGGAAACTTAATTTAGATGCTGTAGCAGCACAAGAAGCTAGACGTATGCTAGATAGGTTAGTAGGGTTTAAACTATCTCCATTAGTATCTAATAAAGTACTACCTAAACTATCTGCAGGTAGAGTTCAATCTGCAGTACTTAAGTTAGTAGCTGATAGAGAACATGAGATTAAAGAGTTTAAACCAGTTACCTATTATGAACTACCTATTACTATAGAAAAAGATATACCAGCTGTATTAGTACAACATAAAGATCTTAAGATTACTAAACAATGTATACAAGATCTAGAGTTAGCTAACTCTATTAAATCTTCTATAGAGAATGATAGTTTTAAAGTAACTGATATAGCTAGTAAGAAGACTACTAGTAAACCTCAACCACCTTTTAAGACCACTACATTACAACAATCTGCTTCTACAGAGTTAGGTTATGATCCTAGTAAGACTATGTCTATAGCTCAAAAGCTCTATGAAGGTGTTGATACGCCTAATGGTAGAAAAGGTGCTATAACCTATATGCGTACTGATAGTCTTAACTTAGCTAATGTAGCTGTAGATGCTATACGTAAACAGATATTAGATATGTACGGTAAAACCTATCTAAATGATAGTCCTAGAGTATATGAAAATAAGACTAAAGGCGCTCAAGAAGCTCATGAAGCTATACGCGTTACTGATATTACATTTACACCAGAAGTAGCTAAGAAGTGGTTAGATCCAGATTATCTTAAACTCTATACGTTAATATGGAATCGTACTATGATGTGCCAGATGTCAGATTCTGCTATGGAGAATATGAACATGGTAGTTACTGGTAAAGATAACATAGTTAATATTAAAGGTAGAAAAGTTCTATTTGATGGTTGGACTAAGTTACGTAGTAAAGCTACTGAAGATGTAATCCTACCAGATATAGCTATAGGCTCTACTGTTAAAATACAAGATGTTAAAATAGATATTAAACAAACTGAACCACCTGCTAGATTTAACGCAGCTAGTTTAGTAAAGACTATGGAAGATCTTGGTATAGGTAGACCATCTACATATGCAGCTACTATTAAGTTACTATTAGATCGTAGATATGTAAGAACAGAAGGTAAAGCTATGTTTCTTACAGAGACTGGAGAGAAACTTAATGATTTTCTAGTTAAGTACTTTCTAGATATAGTAGATGATAAGTTTACATCTGATATGGAATCTAAACTAGACTCTATAGCAACTGGACATACTACTAGAGATAAAGTCTTAGCAGAGTATGTATTACCTCTACTAGATAAAGTTAAACAATACTATACAGATCTACCATCTCTTAAACCAGCTCCAATACCAACTGGAGAGAAATGTCCTAAGTGCGGTGGTGAGCTCTATATTAGAGAAGGTAAATATGGTAGCTTTAAAGGTTGTTCTAACTATCCTAAATGTAAATATATAGAGAAAGAACAACTACCAGTAGATCCTAATGAACTTAAAGAGAATGGTAATTGTCCTATATGTGGTAAAGCACTAGCTAAACATAGAGGTAGATTCGGTTTCTTCTATGGATGTACAGGTTACCCAGATTGTAAGTTTATGTCTAACCTACCAGTAGCAGAAGAGAAGTGTAAAATATGTGGTGGGTGGATGAAAGTTAAAACAGATAAAGATGGTAATAAGTTTAATATCTGTCCTACTTGTAATCCTCCTAAGAAGATAAATAAAAAGAAATAGCATGTAGTATAGTCCTATAGGACTATACTACATCTTTAACACGATTAAAAGGCATATAATGTATAAGAATATTTATTTAAATCTAGAAGAACTAGAAGATAGTACTAAACCAGTACAGTTCACTATGGATACTATAGAGTTAGATAGTGGTGTAAATATGGATATAAAAGGTGTATATACTCCAGGTAGTTATACTAGAGATCCTATAGTTAACCTTAAGTTAGCTTATAGAGGTACTGTTAAAACACTAGCATTTCAACTAGCTAGTTCACATACTATCTATCTACATGTAGAAGGCGGTTACCTAGGTAGAGTATTTGTATGCGACAACGATGTAGATTCTGGGTCTAATGTATACTACCCAAAATATTAATCGCTGACTATACACAAGGAGACGTGATATGCTAGTGCGTTTATTATATATTATAGCATTCCAATACTATAAACATACTATGACACTAAGAGCTAACTACATGAGGTCAGTTAGACTTAGATTTGTAAATATGGCTTTTGAAGCTCTATTCTTGTCTTATAAAAGGCTACATAAGACTCTTAAAGATTTAACTAAATATGAACTATTTAAGTTAAATATGAAGTTATTAGTAGACTTAGTATATGTTTGTTATATTATTATTAAATACTATTTTGAGTTTAGAGGGTATAAAGAGTACTACTATAATCTTAAAATAGAAGAGGCTAAAGAAACTATAAGGAATAACTTAGCTTCAGCTGGTGTATTACATCATGTCTAGAAAGGATTATCTAGGTGAAAGAATACGGTACTATAGAGAATTTAAAGATACTTAAGATGCACTATCTTACTAGTGCTATCAAACCAGTATCTTATTATAGAGAACGCTATACAGAATATAACTCTGAAAAGAGACATTCTGATAATGCGGATGATATTGAGAATAAGAGATGTATACTATAACTACTGACTTTGAATTGATTAATATGTTATCTTGTCTTAAGAATAATCTCGCCTATAGTATTAAATCTGCATTATACAAAAATGGAGAGTATTCTAAAGCCTGGAGATTCTATACATTTAGACAACTTAAATGGCTAGGGTTTCATCTAGAGTGCGAGTATAACCACTTAGTAACTGATATATTACAAAAATTATACTATATGTCTCTAGAGGACTTTAAAGATTTCTTAAGATATATATTAAAAGATGCTATCATATAGTAAGCTAGTACACTATGTTGTACTAGCTTACTTATTTTTAATATATAGCTATATTGAAATATTTTAATAAAGGAATACAGTAATGTTAGTAACACATACTGAAATAACAGATGGAGCTATAGTTTGTACTAGCACATTTGATAATAACAGTATACCACTAGAGCTTATAGAATCTGACCTAGAGCATCTTAAAGCTACTATAGAGAATCAAACACTTTATAATATAGTTAAGAATACTCTATTTGTATTTATAAGAACTGATGTAGTAGCTACGCTATATACAGATCTAGTAAAGTATTGTAATAACTTAGCTCTTACTAGAGTAAGACGTTATAAGTTATTACCTAGACCTATACCAGATAAATGTACCTCTATTAGAGATTTAGGTTGCTATACTAATAGAGTAGCAGGTATTGGTAGTCTAACTAAACAAGTTATACTAACCTTCAATCACTTTCAGAAACTATTATTAGGTAAATCTAATATAGAACTGAAAGATAATATTTTAACTATTACTTTTAAAGGATAATATTATGTATTATAATATAGAAACAAATGTATTCGTAGGTGATCCAGAATATGCAGAAGATAAAGCTATAGAGCTAGAATCTAACTTAAGAACTATATTAGATAATCCAGAGTCTATACAATCTAATATGGGAGTATTTGATTCAGATACTGATGGTCTTATTAACGAAATCTTAGAGTGGTTATATCTACAACGTAATGTTATAGCTCTACAGCACGACTTTGACGAAGATAAAATAGAAGAAGACTATAATGTATTATTAAATAGTCTTAAGTTTGCTTATATAGATGTAACAGAGAATGAAGAGACTATAGATATAGAAATAGGCGGTGAATGTCCATTGGAGTACCTATGATTAAGATAGTAAAACGTTTAACACAAACTACTGATATGATAGACGAAGAACTTAACTTAGAAGACTATGTACTAGCAGTTGATATAGCTAAGTTTAAAGATACAGTAGCTGCGCATGGTTTAGAGTATGCTATACGTAATCAAGATGAGTATGATAGTAATCTATTAGTAGATAAGCTTATACCATTTCTAAATCTATATATAGATAAAGTATTAAAAGCTAATACTACTAACTCTAAGAAATGCGGTACTACTAAGATACTTACAGAAGAACAGATAATGGAATCGTTATCTAAGACTGTAGCTACTATGCATACTGATTGGCATATAGAAGGTAAGTATGTAGTAATGTATGTATATCTTACATTAGATCAAGATTATATTACTATATGTACAGATGAACTTATGAATCTATTTACTTTTAACGAAGATGATTTAGATTAAAAGATAGAGTAGAGTACGTATAGTACTCTACTCTAACTCTAACTTCTTTTTTTCATAAGGATGATTCCTATATGTTCCTAAGCTATACGGAAATGTAATAAGCCTAACTTAGGATCATTTATTACTCTACCTTATATTTACTTAATTAACTTTAACAGATTTACAAAATAGGTATAACATTAATCCTATTGCTATAGTAGGAGCTTGTGTCCTATTAGTAGTCTGTAGTACTAGGTATACTAGTTCATTAGTCATAGCTTTAGCTACTCTACCACGTTCTTCTTTTATATTACCAGCACTCCAACAAGCTTTAAGTAACTTAAGAGATTCATATAGTCTCTTATTATAATCTTTCTGTATACCTTTAGTAAGTAGATAACTATAGCTATAGCTTACTACAGCTTCTACATAGTCTAATTTAGGGTCAGTCGGATATGGTACTTGTGTTAATCTTCTAATAAGCTCTTCTAGTTTCCATTTCTTAACAGATGGTAACACAGTACATACTAAGTATATTAGGTTATCATCTACAAAATCTCCAGAACTAGACATAGATTCTTTAATAGCTTGTATATTAGAAGCTAAACCACCAGTAACTTCTTTAAACTCTAGTTCATAATCTTCTTCTTCACCTCTAGTACCTAACCTGCTACTAGAGTTAATCTTTTCATTTCTATCTAGTATCTCTTTATAGATTACAAATAGGTTTTTAACTATATCTTTTATTCTTGTATATAAACCGTTTATAATATCAGTAAGACCTTCTGGTGTTAAGTTACGTAGCCTATCTTCGAATATACCTTTAGGTAGTACATCTAAGCTTCTATGTTCAAATACACCTTCCCAGCTACCATATCTCTTAAGTAAGTATTTTCTATCTAGCTCTTCATAAGTTAATCTAGATACAGATTCATCTGCTTGGTATCTAAAGAAATAGTTATAAGCAGAACCAAATGCTTTATAAGCAAATACTAAATAAAGATCTTTAAGTATCTTCTCTTTATCAGAGTTACTTATAGCACTATTATAAGTTTTATACATAAGTAATACTGTAGTAAGGTATATGGTATTAGAACTTACTTTAAAATCGCTATTAATCCAATCTATATCTCTATAGAGATTCTCTAATTGTCTTTCGTCTTTAAAAGTAAGATCTTTTAAAAAGGTTTTACCGTCATTCTCGCTGAATACAAACTTCTTAACACCTATAAGGTTACTACCTAGAAACTCTGAGTTATCAGTACCTACTGATTTATATTTAAAGTTTCTAAGATAGTTCTCTAACTTAGTAAGAAAGCTACGGTTTATAATAACTCTACTAAATTCATGTTCTAATAGGTCTTCTATATTTTTATACATCATCCTAGCCTTCTATATATTCTTAGTATTAACGTTGATACTTTTTAAGTAACTCTAAGTAAGCTTGCTCTGAAATAGAAGCCATACCATAACCATAGCTCTTCTTCTTACCTATCTTTTTAGTATTACCTACTATTACAGTACGTTCACCAGCAGATTCAAATCCACCTTGTTGATTTGTACTAGAGATCTTAACAGAGCCAAATGTAGCTCCTCCAGTTGTATTATCATATAGCATAACTTATATATCCTTTCTAACTACTTCTTTAGGTTTTATATCCCAAGTATCTAACACTGGATCATATTCTATAGTTTGTGATGTAACTGTACCGGCTCTAGGATCATCTGCTATCCACGTTAGTGAACATTTACCAGAGATCTCTACTACAGGAGCTGGTGTAGTTATTAAATTATCTATATGGAACTTACCATAAGTACCTTCTGCTAGTACTCTAGCAGAACCTTCTATCTTATAGCTAACATCTGCAGTTGGAAACATAGGTAGATTCCAAAATAGTATTATAGTATTAAGATCTACATAAGAAGAATCTTTAGATATAATATAGATATTATTACCTTTTTGATCTTTAGCTATATGCTTATCTTTATGTATAGCACTAAATGCATATGTGTTGCCATCTAGTTTTATCTTATCTCCTTTATTAGTAGGAGGAAAGTGTCTAGTGTGTAGATAGGTTTTTATATTCCATAAACCTGTACCAAAAGAACCATGATATATAACGAAACTTTTACTTTTATCTTTACCATTAGTAGATTTAGAAATATCTACTATAGCCTCTACTGGTTCTATCTTATTTTGTAATAGCCTTAATATTTTCATATTGTATATCCTTAATTAAAACATAATATATTCTGTACATATAGTACGAAAATCAGCTAAACTTAACGCTAGCACTATTATAAAACATAGTAAGACTTATCTAGATAAGATTAAATTAAAAGGAGTCTATATGGCTATAGATATAGATAAACTAAGTAAGCGTAATATAAACTATACTGGAGAGAAAGAAGATTGGGTTAAAGAGTATTACTATGCTAATATAGATAGTAGCTTAGCTAGTGAAGATATACTATATAGTAAACCTAATGATACTACTATACCTAAAGATTTTCTACTTAAGAGTTATTTATATCCTAAGTATGAATTAGATTTTGATTTAGATAACTATAATGGATTAGAACAAGCTGTTAACTCTGTAGTAGATGTAATAAATAGAGGTGGTAGGATATTATGTCTATCTGATTATGACTGTGATGGATTAACATCTGGTATAGTACTATATAAGTATCTTAAAGAGATATTAGGACATAATAATGTAGCACTATTACCTAACCAAAGAAAGAATGGTAATGGTATTAATAAAGTACTACTAGAAGAGATTAAACATATGGACTCTACAAGCTTCCATATAGATCTTATAATAACATCAGATCATGCTAGTCTAAATGAAGCTGAGGTAGCTATACTTAAGATTGAAAATGGTATAGATACTGTTATTACAGATCACCACGTAGCTCCTATAGAGACTAGAGCTACTACAGTAGCTGGTTTTTTAAATCCTATGGTAGAAGATAAAGTATTCCAAGGCATATCAGGTTGTCACGTAGCTTTTAATCTATGTGTAGGTATACATCGTAAATTAGGTAAAGATCTTAAAGAACTTTATAGGTTATTACCATATGTAGGTATATCAACTGTTATAGATCAAATGCCTCTTAATAACATACATAATAGAGCTACAGTACTATATGGAGTAAGAGAAGCTAGTAAACTTAAAGATAACTATCTTAATGTATTAAGTAAACTACTTAAGTTACCTAAGCTTATAAAAGATAAGATCATAAGTTGGAACTTAGGTCCATTCTTCAACTCTGGCAATAGATGTTCTACAGAGCGTACTATATCAGAAGCATTTACAGTACCAGTAGAGCAATCAGAGAGATTACTTACCTATGCTATACAAGAGAATAATAGACGTAAAACAGAACAACGAGAATATGTACAAAAAGCTATAGAGTCTGTATACCTAGATTACTTAGATTTAGAACATACTTATGCTCTAGCAGTAGTAGTAGATTCTGAATATGGTATATCAGGTCCTATAGCATCACAGTTAGTAGAAGTATTTAATAGACCTTCTATAGTGTTTAAACATAACTCTGATAATACTATACTATTAGGTTCTTGTAGATCTGCTATGGATATACAGTTTTTAGATATACTTAAAGAGATACAACAGGAGAGACCAGATTTAGTATGGAAAGCAGCTGGTCATCAAGGTGCTTGTGGTATCGAGATAGGAGCTAATCTATTAGAAGAGTTTCGTAAAGTGCTATCTGATAAAGTAGGTAAGTCTATAAACTATAAACTAACACCTAATAAGCTAGATGTAATAACCTATATAAAACCTACTAATATTACAGCTAGTTTAGCACTGCAAGTAGAGTCGTTATTTCCATTTGGTAATAAATGGAAATATCCTATATTCATTACTAAAGCTAAGTTTAAACATAGTTTTAACTATGGCTCTAGTAAGCTTATGGTATTCTATAGAATAGGTAACTCTACATTCTCTGGTATATATAACTTTAGTAGGGATAATGGTATTACAGCTTCTAATTGGGAAGAGAAGATAAAACCTGATAGTACTTACTATATAGTATTTACTACTGTAATAGGTTACTATAAGAATAGATATACTATAGATACTAATATATTAGACATACTAACTGTTGATCAGGTAGAATAATGCGTGATTTAACTATAAGGATTTTATTATGCTACCTGTAATACCAACATTAACAGTAGATGGTTGGGATACTAACCCTGTATCCCAAATGTCTAAACTATGGGAATACTATCAAGCTGCAGACTATTCACAATCTAATTTATTTCGTGGTAGAGTTACATCTTTAAAATATACATTACAAACACAAGTACAACCAGAACTATTAGCTAAAGCTATAGAAGCTGATATAGAGAATCTATATGGAGAATATTTTGATACTGTATCTCCACTAGTAGATGTAAAGTATATAGAAGGTGATATAGTAAATATTAATATTGATATTAACACTACTAGAGATACTAATACCTTTAAACTATCTAGAGCTATTAAAGGTAGAAAGTCTGGAGTTATAGAGTTTGAAACTAAACTTATGAAGAAATATGAATATGATATAGAATTTTAATATGGAGTATATACTATGGCTAATAAGAAATTTGAAGATAATAAACGCTGGGCATATGTACCAGGCTTTAGAGAGTTTATGGTAAATGAACTATCTACAGCAGCAGAAGCTATAGAGAAGATAGACGATGATGTAGCTGCTGTTATAACAGAAGATAACTTTGTAACTGGTTATCTTAATATGTTAATAGGTCTATCTAGAAATGGAGCTGATAAGAACATTATTAGTTCACCTGCATATGAACAGTGGATGAAACTAACTGATAACGGTAGAACACAAGTTAAAGTAGTATCTAATACTAATAATGAAGAAGTACTCTTCTTAGTACCACCACTATACGTAGCACCATTTGTAGATTATGATAAAGTACAAGCTAGTTTTGATAACTTAGCTAATACTCCTCAGAACTTTCAGTACTACTTAAACTATCTACCTATACAAGGTATATCTTATCTAGATGATGTTACTAGAAAACTAGAGTCTTGTGTAGGCGGACAAGAAGATTATACTAGTAAATGGTTAGAGATATTTAATCGTTATAAGAATGGTTATAATGGTAGCTCTACTACAGATAGTAAACCTAATACTACTAAATCTAATACAGAAGAGTCTGAGAATGTAACGGAGGGACTATGGTAAGATTTGATAGAGTTAATAAGTATCAATACCTAGCTACTGATATAGAAGATATAATAAAAGAGACTAATACTATAATAGATAATATAACAGATAGAAATAACTATATAGAACCTAACAATAGAGATTTATTTCAAACTGTATTATCTAGAATACTATCTAGAGAGTTCTTTAAAGCTGTTACTATAGACGATGATGCTCTATCTGTAATAGTAGATCTCTCTTATAAAGATACTACATATACATTTTCATTTGGTATTATGCCAGATCCTGAAGATGGAGCTAAAGTAAAATACGTAGAATCATACTACATTAGATAACGTAAGACTACAGTACTTCTATATAGAAGTACTGTAGTCCATCTATCTTATTTTTTACTTATATAGCTCTATTATGATTTATTTATTATAAGGAGTATAATATGGGTAGAAAGAGCATGAAACTTATAGAGACAGAAGAGCAGAACTCTTATATAATAGGACTAATGGAGATCTATTATAGAGAGATACATATTAAACAACAAGAGCTTATAGATGGTGTATTACATATTACACTAACACCAACATCCTATAGAAAGTTTACTAGGTACTATAGTAATCCTAATATAGGTATAAATAATGTAATGTCTAGAATCATAACTAACTCTGAATATATAAAAGCTATCTATATAACTAACACAGAAGATAACTTCTATATAGAGCATAAACATGATATGATAGATTATCTGCTTAAACCTTATCTGTCTAGATATGAGCTTAAATTAACTAAACTACCTAAGCGCATGAAAAGACTTATAGAGTTAGAATCTTGGTATGTGCGTAATACACTATGGAAAGTATATGGTATACGTACCTCTGAATGGAGTCCTAAGATAGATTTAGATACTAATACTTATATACTTAGAATATATGGTATACCTAAGTTTAGGAATGATAAGATGTCTAGAATAGAAGCTTATGCTGATAGTCTTACTAAGATACTTAGGTTTACTACTAGAGTAGAGTTTAAGAACTATAATTTATAAGATAGAGTATAGACATAGTCTATACTCTATCTATTTAGTTTTATTTAGTACGTAAGTTAGTATCATACTCTTCCATATCCATATAAGTTTCTGGATTCATAACAGCTACATTGATAGTACCATGTGTCTCTTTATGATCATTAGCATAAGCTTGCGATACTGACTGTACGTTACCATATAATTTTATTATACCTTGTTTAGCATGCTCCATAAGAAATACACAAGGCATGCCAGGATATATAAGGTCTATATCAGATTCTACCCAATCGAATCTATAGATACTTAATGTATTCAATATAGTAGAACTTCTATATCTATACATATTATTACTAGTACCTACATAGGTAGTTCTATTAGAACCATCTTTCATATTCTTAGTAGATATAGTCTTAACATTAGTCTTACTAGAACCTTTTAATGTATTACCATTATCTATCTTTCTATAGCTCTTATAGATGTTATCAGGGTTACCATAACTAAGAGCATTACCATATTGCATTATATCTTTCTGACCATTCTCTATCTGCTGGTAATCAAACTTAGGTATAATCTTAGTAACTTTACCATCTACTAGGTAAGTAGGACCAGCAGAACCAACTCTATTATCCCTACTATGGACTATCATAAGTTTATCTTCTCTACGTTCATATTGTTTAACATCATTTAGTGGATATACATAGATATATTTCTTCTTATTGAACTTCTGTATAAAAGTACCCATACCGCCATTATATACACCGTAGTTATCACCATTCTGTAGATATGTAGGTAGATTAATAAGTTTAGTACCAGTTGGTATTAATACATGTCCATAAGTGTTAGTATTATCAGGTTGTACTATATCTATATTAAGATCTGGTACTCCAGATCCATAGTCTATACGTTTAAGGTTATCTAGAAACTCAGTACTTATTACATTAACCATATTCTGGTTCTTATAAGTACCTTCTATATTTATATCTACTAGTGAATAATAGTCTAGATCTATACATTGTGCTTCTATATCTATAGGTACAAAAGCTGATAGCTGTTGTGATGTAAGATAGTCTATAGTATCTCTCTTACCAGTAGCAGAGTTAGTTAGTATAACCATTTTATATCTAGTACTATCTACTATATAAGAACCATTCATCTTGTTGATAGTAACTTCTAAATGATCTTGATAGTTATGAAAGTAATCTCTATAGATTGCTCCATCTAGTGTAAATATAACTCTTAGATCTTCTGCATAGCTAGAGTTAAAATCTCTAATCCAGGTTACGTTCTTAAGTAGCTCTACGTGGTGATCAGCTACAGGAGAAGATATGGTAATATCATACGTATAAGAACCTTTAGCCTGTTTGTTATTGATTATCATCTCTACATCAGTATCTAATAGTCCTCCTTGTAATATCTTTTCAGTACTCATATCTTATCCTCTATAGTATATTTATTGTTCTCTATTAAGTTTAGGTTCTTTAGCTGGTGTAACACCATATAGTAATATTAAGTTATATAGGTTATACAATGCTAAATATGTACTAAAGTCTTTAGATACTTCTGTAGTTACTTCATATGCTAAACCAGTAGTATAGTTCTCTAGGTCTATGATTCTAATCAATACGTTAATATAGTTAGTTACTCTACTAATGAACTCTTCATCTGTAGTATGCATCTCTATATACTCTGTAGTTATTTTACTAATAGCATCTTGTATTCTAGGTAGAGTTTCATCTACTACAGCTACATAGCCATTATTAAGTATATCAGTTACTACATTAACATCAGCAGTTACTTTATTAAAATACTTAGCTATAGGATCTCTTAATGATTCTATTGCAGGTAGTATCTCTACACCACTATCTATATCTTTAGTCTCTAATGCTAGCTCTCTAAGTAGTTTACCAGTACCTTCTTTATTAAGTATAGGAACATTGATATTAAACTCTATAGATTTCTCTATAGTCTTATCATCTTCTAGAGCATCTTTAGGAACTATAACTTGCATATGGTCTAGATCTTTAGTAAGATCTAATAGTTTATTAACTTCGCTATTGATATTACTAAGTTTACTTACATTATCTTTCTCTAATAGTTTAGCTATAGTAGATTTCATTATTATAAGTAGTTTTTTAGTATCTATATTAAAATCTATTCTATACTCTATACCACGTAGTGATGGTTCAAAATCTCTCTCTAGCTTCTGTAGAAATACATTTCTATAGAGTTGACTACTATTGATAGCCATCCACCTAGTCTCTACAACACCATTATTATAGTTTTCATCTAGTGTACTAAGTACGTTATTAAGTATCTTACTATTAGTCTGTAGTTTAATAAACTTACTATGGAAGTGTTTCTTTATCTCTTCTATATAGAAGTTAAGTATATCAGCTAGTTCTTTTTTACCTAATGAAGCTGCTATACTATTAGTAAGGTTACTATTAAGACCTTTCTCTAAGTTTCTTAACTTCTCTTCTGGTAGTATATTTTTACCATATGCTATCTTACTAATCTCATTCTGTACAGTAGCTTTAGGATCTTTAAGATACTCTGCTATTACTTTAGTAGTCTCTATAGCTAATCTTAAGTTAGCTACTATAGGACATCCTTTTTTCTCTTGCATATCATGCTCCTTTTACTTTTTCTTTAGCTCTTAAATATTCATTATGTAATCTACGTTCTGTAGGATCTATATATCTAGATTCATATTCTCTATTAAACTCTATAACAGGTTCTTGAGAATATACTGGTGCTAATGGATTTACAGCAGTATCAAATGGTGTAGTAGGTACTTTAGGTAACTCTGCTGCTGCATTAGATACAGTGTACTTATTAATAGGACCATTTTTAGGTAAACTATTATTAGTTCTAATAGGTACAATATCTTCGAATATCAATCCAGGTGCCAATGACTCCATAGAGGCTTTCTTAATGATCTCAGCTCGTTTAGCAGCTATCTTACCATAGTTATTCGTATATATAGATCTGTTAAAGTTATCTAGCATCTCTAGTCTTTCGTCAAACTTAACTCCATAGCCAGAAGTGCTAGTTATGACTCTATTAACAGCTTCAAAATACTCGTCTATCTTATCTGTTATACTAGTAATATCATTTCTATTCTCTAGTACTATCCTATAGCCAGATATATAAGCATCTAGCATTTCGGATATAGACCATTTTACTAATATCATCTTGTTAAGATTAGCATTACCTAATTCATCTAGATAGCCTTCTTGTGGAACACCATAGTAGTTAAGTTCTTGTTCTGTATATGTAGCTATTTGTGGTACATAACAGAAGTAGCTACCAGTAGGTAGTTCTATCTCAAGTTCTTTATTAACTACATTGACTTTAGGTTGTTGTTCCATTAACCTATATTCATATTTATTCAATGGCATAGCTTCATATCTCCGTTCTTACAGATGCTATGTAATCCTTTAACATAAGTACTAGTATAGGAAGTTTATAGTATTTATCTACAGTAGGCCAGCTAGGAAACTCTTTATAGAGTGCCATTAGTATATCTGGATTCAACTGTTCTCTTCTTACATACTTATATACTTCTTGTTCGAATATAGTCATCTTAGTCCTATTTCCAGCATAGAAGTTTTTACTAAGTACATAAGAGTTTAGTTTACTATCAGACTCTGCTTTATCTTTATCTTTAGATTCTACTTTAGGTTCTGGTAATACTATCTCTTCGTCTTTCTTAATGAATCTCTTTAACCACTCTTCCTGTAGATAAGCTATATATTTATCTTTATCATAATCTACTGGTTGACTCTTTATGATTATACCTACTTCAGTTACTATAAGACCAGTTAGCATATCTACATAAGTTAACTTATCATAAGGATTCTTACGTAGTCTATCTAGTACTATTAGAAATTGATCTTCTGTTACTAGAGTTTTTATCTTATCTAGGTTAGGATCACTACTAAGTATAACAGACGCTAATCTAGCTTTACCTTTTATAGGCTCTACGGTAGCTTCTGTTGCATTTTCTTTTTCAGTAGTATGATTATCTTCATTAGCTACTAAAGTCTCTCCAGTAGCCTCTAATGGAGCTCTATTAGCTATTATTGGATTACTCTCTATTAGCTTATCTAATGGTATATCAACTAGATCTTCATCTACTTTTACTACATAGCACATAGAGATAGGATCTATATATAGATTACTATCTGGTATTCTTTTATACCTATCTTTATCTATATCTATAAATAGATTCATATCAGGTTCATTAGGTATATCTACTTGTATTATACTAGGTAGAGTATCTTTACCGTCATATCTATATCTTACATTATATTCTACAGTCTTACCTCTAAGATTAATATCATCTACTGGTATTACTAGTCTTTTATTAGTAAATATCTTAGACTCACCACCTGGCATATAGACTACTATCCAATCAAAACTTTCACTATCACTATCAGGGTGTTTAGTATCTATTATAACAGTATTATAAGTAGCTTTTACTAGTTTTAGCTCTGGTGTAATTTCATATCTTGGTTCTGATCTGTTTTCTTCCATAAACCTTTACCTCCCATTATATCTTTAACTGCTATATAGAAACTCTGTATACCTAATCCTATAGCGGTAACTAGAAAACTAGCTAGATGAAATGCTGATAGAAATATACCTGTTAACATAATAAAGAATAGTACAAACCATTCACTTTTACTTAATTCCATACTATGGTCTCCTTCTATTGTATTGTTTAGTAGCTCTTATATCTGGTATAGATCTATCTATAGGTTTAGTAGGTAGCTCTGTGGTATGATCTTCTTTATCTACTTTAGTACCTATAAGAGTATTTAAGTTATCTACTTCAAACTTAGGTTCTTTAGGTTTCTCTTCTATAGTTTCTTCTTTACCATATAGAACTTCTTTAACTGGTTTGATTATAGTCTCTCCAGAGTCTGTTTTAGTTTTTACAGAGAAGTCTAGTTCTGGTATGAACTGATCCCATGCCTTAGCAGCTACAGTAGTATTCTTACTATCAGATGCTCTTATAGCATCTAATGTAGGGTAGCTATCTAAACTTAAATCAGCTAGCATAGTAGTATCTTCTATATCAGATAGATCTACAGGATATTCAGTTTTATCTACTATATAGCTTATATCTAGAAAGTGAGCATGTATACTATTTAAGTTAGACATAGGAAATGGAGATCTAGTAAAACCTATAAATGGTTCTGTTCTACGTAGTATCTTTATGTTTCTAGTTAATAATAGATCCCATATAGTATATTTTATAGATTTATCCATATCATAATCTACAGTTTGTAACTCTGTAAGTTGTGGATAGTCCATAACACTAAATACTTTTCTACAAAACTTACCTAGCTCTTGATCTACATAGTTACTACCTTTACTAGGTAACATAAGTAACTTAGTATCTCTATCTATAAAAGTATCGAAATAGTAATCTGTTATATCTGCTATAGCATCTTTCATATCTTCTACTAGAGCAAACTCTTGTCTAGTTAGTATCATATCAGATTGATCAAAGTTATACTCTTTATTATATACAAAATTACCTATAGCTTTAGCTATTAAGTTATTATAAGTATCTGGGTTATCTTCTAAGAAGTTAATCAGTTCAAAATCTATACTATAGACTGGATGGTTATTATAGTGTTCCATTCTAACTTCTGTTAGTTTAAACATACCTATTCTACCACCAATTAGTGTAGCTACGAATACATCACCTTTTCTAGGTCTAAACCCAGAGTTAATAGTACCAGAAGCTTTTATATCTCTTATATTAGTCTGGTTAAGAGCAGTTTCTACATAGATTCTTAGTTTTTGTATTCTATTGTACTTTTGATTACCTACAGCTAGTTTATTATCTACTACTAGATCTAGATCATTTACATCCCCAATCTGGTTGAAATAATCTACTTCCCAAGGCATACCACGTACATATTGCTTAATGGCTTCTAATGGTAGCTCTTCGTTATATCTAGTAGAGGTTTGCATCTCTTCTCTAGTTCTAAATCTTTCAACTTCACCTAGGTAGTCATCTTTTCTATTATTCTCGCCATATGGCACATTATAGACTGCCATTATAAATCTCCTGTTCTAAATACATCTCCCCAAGTGACCTGTACAGTTCTACATACTTGGTTATAATGCTTCCAGCATTTAATAAAACCATTTGGAGATAATATAAGTTCATCTGGCACATCTAGCCTTATTTTAAACATATTAAAATAATTAGTTATTAGTAGATCATCTCTAGCATTGATGTAATCAGAATTCCTATATCTATTCTCTTTACGTTTTTCATATTCAGATAGCCAAGGGTTACCATCTGGCTCGTATTGGTCTATAGGTATATAACTAGGAGTAGCACCTGTTATAGGTGCTCCATCCTTATCGAATTTAATATAACCATCTTCTGTTAATGCAAAACCATCTTTATTAATAAATTCACCATTAACATCTATATAGCTACCTGTTTTAACATCACCGTTATATACGCCTAGTTTCCTACCACCTTTAACATATCTAATATCTTTATCTTTTCTAAGGTCATATAGACTCATAGCTGTTACCACCTTATCTCTTTACCATCTTTCAGTACTACTTTAAATTTCATATTAGTAGGAGTAAAGTTAATATAACATGTACTATCTCTATAAGCAGAGTATCGTACTATATCATCGTGTACTAAACAGAATACTGATAAACCATGGTAGTTACTAAATGGTTTCTCTATCTTTCTATTAAAAGTAACTATTTTACCATTTATATTTACATTATACTCTATAGTAGCATAATCTATAAGATCAAATAGTAATCCACTAGTTAACTTAACTATTACTTTCTTATAGCTAGTACTATTACCTACTTTAGGAGTTAATAGTTTATCAGATCTTATATCTATAGCTCTTATAGTAGTAACTGGATCTTCTACTACAGCCCAACTTATAGCATTACTTATATTACGTAAAGTTTTAGGTTGCATAAAGAACTCTAGTACTTTACTCTTAAGTTTCTTATTATCTACCATAATAGGAGTTACTGTAATATAGAATCTATCTCTAGCTTCTATATCTTCTAGTTCGTAGTTATTAAATAAATATTCAGACTCTACTAGCTCTTCTTTAAGTATATTAAGTATATAAGTAGGTCTAGCCTCTATACTATCTGGTTGTATTTTAACTTCTATAGCTTTAAGATTATTCATAAGGTGCTTATCTTTAATATAGAAGCTTAACATATCTCTACTAAGCTTACTAGTATACATACCAGTTCTATAGCCAATATTACCTAATATATCATAAGCATCTGTTAGTTTATCTAGACCATAGTTCTTAGTAGTAATATTTATAGTATTACTAACTACCTTACTATCGTCTTCTAATACTCCAGTAGCATATAGATTATACTCTGTATTAGGATATAGATTCTCTAGTTTAATTAAACCAGACTCTATATTATAAACATGCGTATCTTCATTAGCTACAGTAAGCTCTATAGATTTAAATTTAATATTAAGGTTATTTCTAACTAATCTTACTACTAGACTATTATCAGTATTTAAGTATGTAAATAACTTAAGTTCTGGTTTAGTTTCTATAGTAGTTAGATTATCATTAGTTAAATATACTTTCTTTACTATAGTATTAGATTTTATATTATCTCTACTATAGCATAACTCTACCCAATACTCTCTATTATATTCTAAGTACTCTGTTAATCCAGGATCTTTATCCTTAACTACTATCTCAGTATCAGCTACTTGATAGTTTTTACTATAGACTTCTTTATCTTCTTTATAGATCTTAAGATTACAACTTACATTAGACTCTGTTCTAGCTAAATTAATCTTAATATAGTTAATCTCTCCAGAGTGCTCCATAGTTATACCTAATAGATCTGGATCTGGTACTATAGTAGCTGGTATATCTCCAGTATTAAATTCAAAACATGTAGAAGTAGACACTAGACCATTACTAGCTATATATGTTAAATATAATACATAGCTTTTATTATAGTATATACCTATATCTTTACTACTGTTAGATAATGTAACTGGACTTAAGCTAGATCTACTTAGTACTAGTTTAGTATCTATTTCTTTAACTTCTGAGTATATAGTAGTCTTAGTAAGCTTGTCTACTAGCCTTAATCCCATTTTAGTAACTTCTACATCTTCACCTTTAGGATTATGAACTACTATACCTTTAGATAATGTAAGTTTAATATTCATTAGGTTACTATCTAGTTTCTCTATGCTATCTAGCTGTACATATGGAGTACCTATTTTGATACCATTCTTAAAGAATGGAGTACCTTCTATATCAGTAGCATAACAACTATAACCAGATTTAAATGTTACTATAGCAGATAGATAATATGTATAGTGTTTAGTTAATATACCTTCGTTATAGTAGTCTGTAAGATCTAAAGTTTGTACTTGGTTACTTCTGTTCTCAGAAGCTAGTATATCACCATTAGAAGCTCTTACTAACCATTTTACTTTTACTACTTTATCATAGCTTACCATATTATGTATATTACCTAGTTTAAATACTGGATACTCTTTACCAATATTCTCTATAGGATCTATTTCATAATTCATTCTTATGTTAATATAATCAGATCTAGATAGTGATTTACTATTATCTACGTAAGTTATAGTAACTTTAAATATCCAAGGTAAACTCCATAATGATAGTTTATCTCCACATCTCTCTATGATCTTTAGCATATCATCTGCTGTTAGTTTAATATCTCCAGTAGATCTATTATCATAACGTTTAGTAAGTAAGTCTAAGTTAGCATCTGGATAGTATCTTAGTTTAACATCTAGTGTAACATATTTAATATGTTTACCAGCTGTATTAGTAAAACTTACTATAGGTAAGTTATCTTTATCTAAACTTACTGTAGTAATAGAATCAAACTCTTCATCTTCTATAAATAATGGTACTGTATAGAACTGTTCTAATGTTTTACTAGTGTAGTGTTCACTATGTAACTTAACGAAGAAGTAGTAGTTAGTATTAGAGTTAAGATAATCTGTAAGATCTATAGAAATTAAGTTTTCAGTATCCATAGCAGATTCAAACACTACTTTACCATTAAGATCTTGTACCATCCAGCTAGTAGCTACATGATCTTCGTTACTATTATGTATAGTAAATCTATCTTTAAGTCTTAGTATTAATTTACTATTATGGTTAGATATATCTAACCCAACTCTAGGAGTATCTATAGAAACTTTAGGTGTAGTAAACTCTTGTTCTTTTACTATTTCACCATCATCAGTATTAAGTAGTATTCTTAGTATATATTTAGTATCAGAATCTAGTTCTTTATCAACTTGTAATATATACTTATTAGAACCTATGTTACTATAAGCTTCTAGATTACTAGTAGCGTTTATAATAAACCAACTAGTAAATGCAATATCAGGTCTTTCATTATGTTCTAACATAGGATCTATAGTTATTCTAGGCGTTATAGAATCTTCTATCTTAAGATTCCAATTTACAATATTAAAATCAGTATTCATTTGCTATTCCTTATTAGCTTTATAGTCACGAGATTCTTAAGAATAGTTAATAAAGCATAGAGCTAGAAGGTTTTACCCTTCTAGCTCTATGTTGCGAATTTAAAATGGATTGGATTAAAATTGGAATTTCTTACTAAGAGAGGGTCTTAGTTAGAATTCAACTATAGTAATACTAAGATTAATAAATACTCCATACTTGTGTACTATCATCTTCAAATGTTATAATAAGAGATACTGAAGTAGCATTGATATTCTTAGTCTCACCAGTAGTAAGATCTTTACCAGTACCCCAAGGCCAACTCTTCTTACACTCTTTAAAGATGTCAGATGGATCATTCTTAGGAACTATCTCTGCTGCAGATTGCCAAGGCATCTTCCACTTCCAGTTTATATCCTTAACATTAGCTTTGTATTTATCCGGTATAGAGATATTAAACATATAACAAGCATTACCATCTACTGGTACTAAGTTATAAGCATTCTTAAACTGTGTTCTAGTTAAGTTAATATCGTCACTAGTACCAGAATCATAATAGCTAAAACTACCATAGCCGGTATACTCTATCTTACCGCTACCTAATACTAAAGCTTTATTAAAGTCAGCTGCTTTAAGAGTCATGTAGATCTTATTAGACATAGCTCTTCTCTCAGAACCACCTCTACATTTGAACTCCCACCAACCTACTAAGTAATATGTATGTTTCATCTCCATAGTGAACTTAGGATATACATACTCAGCACCAGTAGCAGAGTAAACAATCTCACCATCTATAGCATCTTTACGTAGCTCATAGTGATGTGTATATAATAGACTACTACCTGGAGTAAAGCTAGAACTACCATCTTTATAGAAACCAATCCAATCTATAAATGTTACTTTATCCCAAGCAGCATAAATATATCTAGGATCGTAGTTTACATTTTCTACAAAGTCAGTAACTTCTACATACGGAGTTGCATTATAAGTATACGTAGCAGCAAATGTTTCTCCATTCATAGCAGTACCAGCTGCGTAATATACAGCACCACTTAAACTATATTCATTATTAGGTATAAGACCTGTAAATGTATAAGTTTCATCTGGTATTACTTCAGTAGCAAATTCACTCTTAAAGCTATTATATACTGTACCTGGTTTACTAACATCAGTAGCATCTGTAAATACTCCCATAGGACCAGTTATAAGGTATCTATAACCTCTTCTAGGACCGTCGCCTGGGTGTATTATCTTTATAGTTATACTAGTAGGTGTTTTACTAACTACCTGTACAGTAGGATATACACTATCTTGCCTATCTGGTGCTCTAAATGGTGATTTTACTTTAGCTATACTAGATACACACCAATCAGAATAAACTTTCTTATTCTTATCAGCAGCATCTATTATAAAGTATCTTACTTTAAATATATACTCATGCTTTTTAGTAACCTCATCAGTAGGTACACTATCTGTAACTGTATAGTTAAATATATTACCTATATCATCGTTACTTTCAGCTAGTACTTTCTCTACGCCATTTACTTTATCTACTATCTTCCAATCAGCACCATTGATAGTTTGATTTACTCTATAGTTAACTACAACTTTAGCTGGATTTAGCACTACATTAATAGTTCTAGTCATATCAGATTTAATATCTGCATTACAATCACTATTAATAGGCACAGGTTCATTTACACTAGCTGGTAACATTTCGGATATAGTAGTATAGTTATACTCACTATCTTCAGACTCTATACCATCTGTGCAAATATGTCTTACTTTTATATTATAGTCATGACCATATTTCCAACCTATGTTATAGCCAGCTATATCAGTAGCTGGATCTGAACCAACACCATTGAACTGCATCTCTATACCGCCAGCACCTTTATAAGCACATACATCAGTCTCAGTATCGAATATAGTAGTACCATCTGTTTTATCTAGTATAGTAACATGTGCTGCTCTCCATACTATACCTCTATCACCAGCATACTTAATATTAGGATTATCAAATCTTATACGTATGTCTATACGTTGGTCATTACGTCTCCAATAGTCATATGTTCTAAGCCCAGTAGGTGCATCTACAGAAGCTCTAGGAGTATTCCACTCTTTCTTCTCTAGTACTATTTCACTATCTAGCATAGGGTATTTAACTCTAGTTTCTAATACATAGTCAGTCTCTATTTTAAACCTTCCAGTATCAGTACCAGGAGTTAATGGTACATTAGTAGCAGCATAGTCAGTTAGTTTACCACTATCTACTATAACAGATGGTTTATCCTTTTCATAGACTTTATACTTAAGATACTCTATCTTATTCCAGTTAGCTACATTAGATCTACCATAACCAACATTAGCTTTAAAAGTAGGTTTCTTAGTATCCATACCATAGACTTCTACAGTTCCTATTCTAATAGGTCTATATACTTCTACTCTATTGCTATCTCTATAAAAATCTCTATCTTTACCAAATCCTGAAAATACAGTTTGAGTATGGCCTATAACTTCTGCTTGTACATAGCACCAGAAGTATGTACCATCTCCATTACTACTATCATACTTATAACCAGTACCACCAGATGCTTCGTAGAATGCTTTAGCATCTTCTTTACCTATACTAAATGTCATAGGCACATCTCTAAGTTCTGGATTTAATACAAACTCTTTAGTAAAGTATGCTTTACTAGGATCTAACCTACCAGTATTCTTATCCATAACAGCTTCTCGTACAGGATCATATCTAAAGAATCTAAAGATTACTTTATGTACAGTATCTTTTACATTATCTACTACAGGAGTATACTTATCTAGTGTCATAGTTATAGTACCTTCGGTAGTATCTGCAGTAAGATGTATCATTATAGGATCTGCTTGTTTTATCTCGTGTATAGGCTCTCCAGCTTTAAGAGGGTGATGTGCTAACCATTTATCATAGTTCATTCTGATAAGATCTCTCTTATCGAATGTAGGTTGCACAGCATTAGCTTTAGTCGATATAGAGAATGAATCCCAACAAGAGATCTGATGTTTAAACTCTACACCTTCATTATCTTGTGCTAGTATATCAGCTGTAGCTGCAGCTGCAGCATCTACATAGCTACCAGAGTTAAGTCTAAGGTATCTAGTAGAGTCTAAACCATTCTCGTACATATGTTTAGTTATTCTCTTACCAGTTTCAACACCATCTTCAGGTACTATCGGTAGGTTATAGAACTCATATGGTTCTAATGTTATCTTAACAGGTAGATAGCTTTTATAACTAGAAACTTCTTTAGGTATCTGTTTACTTATGTACCAGAATACATTCTTAGCTACGCCTATGACATAACCACGGTTACTAGCCATAGCTACATTATCTAGTTCAGATTTAAGATACTCTATCTCTGGGTTATTACCAGCCCAATCAGTAGCATACTCTATAGTCTTAACTTTATAGACTATTTTATTTATCTCTAATAGTATGCATTTAGGATCTTTAAGTGCCTTAGTATCAAAATAGCTATTATAAGTACTAGCATATGACATTCTCTCGTACATAGCTTCTCTTTGATCTTGTGCTAAGCTACTATAGCTATCTGCGTTAAAGAAGTAACCATACTGACTCTGATCTAACCTTATAGTCTTAAGTTTCTCTAGTTTAGTAGTAATATCTTTATTTTTTGGTACGTAAGGATATGTACTATATTTAGAGTACCATCTATTAAGATTATCTATCTGTACCCAGACTGGTCTGCTATCTGTAAATGTGTACTGATGTACAAACTCTTGCATAATATACGGACCACCATTATCAGAATAGTTAATCTTACCATAAGGAGTACCATCAGGTTGTATAAACATACTACCTATACCACTACCAACGTTATTAAATAGTTTTAGTCTACTATAGCATTTACCTAAGTTATCTAATGTTAAATCTCCGTTTATATCATAGCTAACATATTTTCTATCTCCTTGTATAGCTTGTAGTTTAAAAGTAACTACAACACCATAACCTTTATTATTTGGTTTATCCCACTCTATAGTAGGATGTAATCCAGCTTGATAAGCATACATTCTAATATAGAACTTAGTATTATCAGTAGTATCTGGTTTTACCATTACCATATCTCTAGCAGCCATAACTCTAATATTAGGATCTGTAATATTTAGAAATGACTTAAGATCTGATTGGTAAACACTATCTTCTTCTGTAGATACTTCTAATACTTTATAAGCAGTATCATTTACATACATTATAGGTTGTTTTACTACATTACCTATCGTAGTATAAGTTTCAACATTAGTTTTAAGTCTAGTTAACCAATATGCTACATTGTAGCTATTACCAACACTATAGAAAGGTGGTTTAGTAGCAGCTTCTAGTTTAGATTCGTCGAATACGTAGAATATACCATACTCTCTATTTCTTTTAAAGCTATACTGTCTACCTTTTTCACTAACTAAGAAATTAACAAAGCCTTCTGTTAACGGTACTTTAGGTTTATCTTTATAGTTCATAACTTTATTATGTACTTTAAGTCCTAACCTACTTAAGTAATCATCTCTCCATATCTCTACATCAGCTTTAGGTATAGTAGCTTCTCTAGCATTAGGTATATTATAGCACCATAGTGGTTTACTATCGTCAAACAGTAGATCTAGCCATACGAATACTTTAATTGGTCTATCTGGTTCTTGTAGTACAGCGCTTAGCGCAGCATCACTAGTACCTTGTAAAGTATAATTAGCTTTAAGTTCTTCTGTTATAGGTTCAAATACAAATCTAGTAGCATTTTCTGTTAGTAGACTAACTACCTCTATAGATAGTTTATTACCATCTACTATAGATCTATATCCAGATCCACCATAGCAGAAATCATAGCCATCTTTACTATAGAATGGTTTATCTAGTATTTGGAATTTATCTAACTGTACTGCAAGATATTTACCATTATATTTAATAATATAATAGTCATACTTACCTTTTATCTGTTCTTTAGTTAGAGTCTTATAACCATCTTCTTCACTACCTTCTGCCATAGCTTTATTATAAAAGAACTGTACTATAGGCATGCTAGCTATAGGCACTGTACCTATATTGTTAGGTAATGCTTTTTTAGCTTCGCTATCACCTTGTTCCCATACGTACTTCCAAGATCCATCTATAGGCCATGCTCTTATAGCATCACTATCATCTGTAACTGGAGTATCATTCAGATTGATTAACGATCTATGTACCCAGATCCTATCATTAGGTCTACCTGGTAGTAATCTCCATATCTCAGTATCAGTTGGAGATGGTGGAGGTGGTTTAGGTTTATCTCTCTCTGGTTCTGTAGGATCTATTGGTTTAGGTTTAGGTTTACTAGGATCTATAGGAACTACAGGTTTTATTATTGGTTTACTAGGTATTACTTCACCTCTATCTAGATCACCTGGTTCTAGTTTATCTATATCAGTACTAGGTTGTATACCAGAACGTCTTAACGTACCTATAGCAGATAGTCTAATATAACCTTGTAGGTTACTTAGTTCATCTGGATTAACACCAGTATAGCATACTAATATAAAATCATTTTGATCTGTTATATTCTTAAGTATAGTTCTCTTAGGAAAACTATTATTCATATCTAGTACTAATGTTACTAGCTGTTCTTCTAAGCTAGTTATTATAGTAACGTATAGTGTAGTATCTTTCTTAGTTATAAGTAAAGTAGAAGCGTTAGGTAGAGTAAAGTAGTTTACATTACCACCATTAAGCATAGCTAACTTACTCTTACTAGCTATACCACCTCTTACTATATTCTTAACTTTATAGATAGTTTGACCTAGCATAACATAGTTAAGATTAATAGTATTCTTAATAACAGTTAAAGCATCTACTCTGTTAAACTTAGGTAAGCTTACATTACTAGCTTTACTATTATCCCAACAGTATAGGTTATAATCACCTTCTTGATTAAATACATAGTTATTACTATCTAAGTATTTCTTAACTTCTTTCATAAACTCTGTATCTATTTCATAATCCATAACAGTATGATGTATCTTTAAGTTATTCCAATCGTTCCATACTGGTTTTTGGAAGCTATATAAGTATACACCACTATGTGTTAACTCGTGCCAACCTTCTTTAGCTAAGTTCTTTTTATTAGTTTCATCTCTAGATATAGTTACTATAGGTATAAGTCTATCTTTCTTAAGAAATGTATTTATAGCTGCTTTACGTCTACTATTAGTTTCTTTCTCTGTTAACCTTTCTAACTCTATCTTACCTACTTTATCAGTTTCATTATGGAATAACCATATAGTATAATCTTTATAGTAAGCAAATGGTCCATTAGCTGTTAATACAGTAGTATCATTAACTAGTTTCATTCTAGGTATAGAACTATCGTTTATATCTAATAGAGTATGTTTCTTTATCTTATATAGTATATCGTTAAATTCTATCCAGTCGAAATCATATTTAAGATCTGTTATACCATGTGCTACTTTATCTTTATAATATTCGTTTAATCTACTAGCATTAGCTGTAAATGGTATGTTCTTAGTAACTTTATTCTTATCCCATATGTAATACTTAAAGAAATCATTTACTTTATAAGCTATGTTTTCATTCTCTATAGTATCATAACGTTTAGTATATTCAGTAGCAGGATCATTATCTTCGTTACATATAGTCTTGTGGAAATATATACCTTTATATTTAATCCATTCACCGCCTACAGTATCTGGTAATGATCCACTATGGTAATCTACTGGATCTACTATATCATCTTCAGCTTCTAAGTTACCATAGTTAGTAGTACTTATATACCATTCAGAGTTATTAAGTTCATCTACTAGTTCGTATACGGCAGAACCATCTATAAAGCTTAATTTACCTTTAGGTGTTATTAAGTTACCATTATCATCTAGCTTATATTTAAGTCCTTTAGCAGATTCTGCTAGAGCATATGTATATAAGTTACTATCTAGATGTTTATTATTATCTACAAAATCTTCTGCTACTGGTTTAAGAAAGTTCAATATAGCTTCTATCTTTTCAGTAGGTAAGCTAGCTACTTTCTTATGTATACCTATAACTAGTCTATAGTCAGATTCTAAATCTAATACTGTAGTACTAGTTATATTACCATTAGCTGCTAAACTAATATTCTCTATTTTCTCATTCTCTCTATAGACTTCAAACTTAAATAGGTTACCAGATATAGCATCAGAGTTATTAACTTTAAGATAGCTTACATATGGTTCTAATAGTTTAAAGTCTGGTAGACTAAATATACTACATAGTGTTTTAGGTTTAGTTTTATCTAAAGTAAGTAATATACTAGCTACTGTATTATATTCAGTGTTAGATATTAACTTAGCTTTATCTAGCTGTGGTATAGTAACTAATGTTTCTTCTGGTATACCTCTATAGGTTCTAGTTTTACTAAATAGATCACCTAGTTCAAAGTTATTGATTTTCTCAGAGCTAGACTCTACTAGTATATTTACAAAATCTATAAGTTTTCTATCTAGTTGTCTATTATTAACCTGTAATGGTAGATCTACTATAAGAGTATCATATAGTGGTACTGTAATATCTACTACTATAGTAGTTACTAACCTTTTAGCTTCTTCTACAGTATTAGCCGATATAAACTTACCAGTTACTGTAGTACTTTTATCTATAGTATAGTTACCACTAGTTGGATCTTTATGTAAGCTAGGGTTAGCTAGATAGTAATCTTCTTTAGCTATAGGAGTAGTTAAGTTATAGTTCTTAAGTTCATACACGTACTCTAATAGGTTATGTAGATTTTTAGTAACATTATAGGTAACATTTACTTCTGTAGTCATAGTGTCTTTATAAGTATCTATTATTCTATTTAATAGATTCTTATGTTTAGCACTATTATGTGTTATGTGTTGTATAGTTAACCTTATAGTTCTAATAGATCTAGTTTGTACAGATACTGTAAAACCAGATTTATCAGATACTATCTTATCTACATTACCTATTTTATTATTTAATACTTTACTAGGTATAGGTTCTAGTTTAGCATAGTCTATAAGCTGGTATGGTTCTAAAGGAACTCCTTTAGTTATACCAGTAAGTTCATAGACTTTATCATTATTAGACCTAAATAATGTAAAAATATCAGAGTATGGTAGATAATCTGCATATTCACGTACAGCAGAAGTAAGTATCTTCTTAAGAGACTCTTCTGTTATACTATTAAAAGGTAATACTTTTTTCATAATCTATTACTCTCTTTTTAAGTTATTGTTTATCAGGCGCAAATGGTACTATCCATTTTAATTCTTTATCATAATCAGTACCTCTGTTCTGTACTGTCATAGGTAGTATAGTTTCTTCATCATAGCCTACTGATACACCCATAGACTTAGCATATCTACCATATTGACCACGTAGTGTTATTTTATCTATTCTATCTGGGCACTCTATAACTAAGTTAAGATATGCAGTACCAGCTGATAAACTATCTAGATAGTATGTATAGTCACTTCTAGGTGGATTTTTAGCTACCTTAGATAGTAGATATGGAGGCCAATAGCAGATACCGTTATCATAAGTAGTACAGTTTACAAACTTAGCTCTAAACTCACCTGCCTTAGGTTGGTAACCAGCTGGTATAGGAGTTAATGTATTATAACTATTATCAGGGCAGCTATCTTCAGGTGCTAGTATCATATTCCAGTTAGCTTTATCAGAAGCTCCTAATCCAATATTACTACCAGGTTTATTAACAGTCTCTGCATACTTAACAAATAATCTACCATATTTGGTAGTATATATACCAAGATCTCTAGCTCCCATATAGCCAACTAAATCAGCTAGACTTATAAGTATGTTAATCTTATTATGTCCTCTAAATCCCATAGTAGATAGTTCTTCAGCGCTATATGGCATATCTAAGCCTAGTTTTCTTAATTCATCCCTTAGCATACTTCTAGTAAAGAATTTATCTATACCACCAGGTAGATTTAAATTAGCAAACTTACTATCTATTATAGTTTTAGTATAGGTTCTATCTACTATAAACTGATTCAATTCAGTTTCTTTTACTATAGGACCAGTATTGAACAAGTTCTCAGGTAGCGTACTTACTTTACTTACAAATGTATCTACTTTATTATTAAGAGCTACTACATCGTTAGCATCTGCTTTAGCTTTAAGATCATCTTTCTTAGCATATGTAATTAGCTCACCTTGTTTAATATATAATGTATCAAAACTAGGTTTATTAGTAACAGCTTCCCAACCTAAGCTAACTGGAGTTTCTACTTTCCATGCTGAAGTTAAAAATGTACCAGATAGTAACATATGAAAATCAGAACTATCTGTAGTAGTATTCTTATAGATCTCTAGTCTATATTCTTTATTAGGTACTAATACACCTTTAGGTAGTATAATACCATTGATCTCCTTAGTAACATCCGATTCGTATATTAAAGTACTATTACTAACATCGAATATTTTACATACCAGTTTCGTTAATAACTGTTCTGCCATAGCATCATCCTTATAAATAATTTATATAGTAACCTAATATAGGCTACAAGATCACGGATCTGACTTACTTTAGCACTATAACAGAGTAGATAACCTTAATCGGTTATCTACTCTGTCTTCTGTTCTACTAGATCTTCTATACTAGGTTCATCTGTAATATCATTAGCATTAACAGTAACTCTAGTACCATCTGTATACACTACATAACCTTCATTATCTAGTATATTACCAAACTCATCTACATAGTAAAGTTTATCTTTCCTATGCGGGTTTATAATCAGTTTATGATTATCATCTTCTTGTAGTTTATTCTTATACTCTTCTAGTTGTTTATATACATATCTATTAAGTCTTCTAAGACTAGATTCTTTCATATAGTCTAAATCTACCATAACTCTAATAATGATTCTATAGGTAGATTTAATATCCATAGGAAACTCTGTAGTTATATTACCTTCTCTATCCATAGTGATTTTATTTCTACTATCTAATACACCATTCCTATAGAGTTGTATATTAAATAGACCTTTCATAAGCTCTGTAGCTTCACTAGGTTCTTCTAATAAGTAATTAAGAAAACTCTCTCTTATAGTATAGTTAGGTAAATGTTTTATATTAGCTACTTCATATGGATTCTTATCATCTACTACTATAAGCATACTGCATATAGATCTATATTTATAATCATCTGGAAAGTTATCAAAATCGTCTATAAGTGGTAGTACTAATCTATCTACGTTATAGTAACCTTTATAATCAGAGTTAGGTTTACCTATCCAATACAAACCTCTATACATGTAATCTGGAGTACCTTGTACAGGAGATCTTACTTCTGGTCTAGCTACTACTTTAGTTAATCTAGAGTCTAATGGAGTATTCCATATCAATACAGGATACTGTAGTACTAGCATAATAGGTTTTTGATACCATACGCTATACTCTATAGTAAAACTCCAATAGTTATTCTCACCTTCTTCTGCTTCTAGGTTATAAGTCTCTGTAGTAAGTATACCAGTAACATCATATAGATGTTCTCTTATAGTTAAGTTAAACTTATAAGGTGTAGCATCTGTAGTATTTACTCTAGATACTTTCTGTATAGAATATTTATTAATATAATCTACTAGATCTAACTGTTCTTCTTTAGGTAATCTTTTATTCTTAAGAGTTCTAACATGATCAATAGTCCACATGTACTCTGGAGGTAAATCATAGCTATATTCTAACTTATGTTTCTTCTTACCAGCATTATAGATGTCAAAGCTACGTAGCTTCTCTACCATAGAGATAACTTTAGATTTAGATTGGCTATAGTAAGTAAACTTAATATTCTTTCTACGTTTATAGCGTAGTGTACCAGCTCTAACACCAATCTCGTTATCTTGGAATAGGTTATACTCTGTATAACGCTCTGGATGCTCCATAGTACCAGAATCTTCTTCTGGTATCTCAGAACCATCTACTCTAATCCATTCAGCCGGTAGTGTATTAGAACTACTAGTACCACCCATACCAAAGCTCTTAAGAGCATCATCTGGTTTAGTATTATTAACAGTATAGATACTAGGATCTAATCCTAGTACCTTCTTAAGATCGTTACCCAGTATAATATCTAATGGGTTATCTACGGTAGATTCTAAACCATATAGCATTAGTTTAGTTCTCATACTGGAGTTCCTTTCTTAGTCTTATTAACGCATAGGAGTAGCTGCAAATGGTATAATAACAGAGACATTTGGTCTAACTGTAGGTGTACTACCTGGAGTACCAGTACCAGTGCCAGTACCTGGTGTAGCACCAGGTGTACCTGTACCCCCAGTACCACTAGTACCAGGTACAGTACCACCACTACCAGGTGTAACTGGTAATGTACTACCACCACTAGTGTTATTATTACTACTATTACCTCTATTAGAGATAAACGCAGTACCCATACCTATGTTCTTCCAAGTTAGTGTAGGTTTTACTAAACTATCTAGCATTACTTTATAAGTATATAAATATGTATTAATCCATATACCTATTAGTATATGTAATACATCTAGTGTACCTCTAATACCTAATAGATCTAATAACCTACTTAAGTCATATGCTGGTTTACTAGTTATTCTATCATTCTTAAGATAGCTCTTATTTTCACTATCTAATCTTATCTCTATACCTTTAGTACCTATCTTATAATCTTTAATAGGCTTACTAAGTATATAGAAGTGATTACTTATAGAGATATTTCTATTTCTATATAGTAGATCATATAGATCTTCTAGAAATAGTTTAGTATTAGGCTCTAGTAGTATTCTCTCTTGTAATAGAGTATTTATAATCTCTGTAAGACTAGCTCTATTAGTACCAAGGTTACCTTCTCTAGCTTGTATAGTCTTATAGCTATTAGATAGCATAAACCTAAGATCTTTCATTAGGAAACCATAGCAAGCATCTAGTAGACCATAGAATGTATCCATATCTTCACTACTATTGAATACAGAGTTACGCTCTAAGCTATCTGAATACTCTTTAAGTAGTGACCAATAAGGAGCTAAGTGATTATCGTAGTACCTATCTCCTATTAAGTATTGTTTATTTAGGAATTCTCCTGCTGATATATTATTAATTACAAAAGTATCCATCTTTATTTACTCTCTTCCTCTATAGGTTCTTCTTTAGATTCTACAGTACTATCATCTTCTATAGTCTCTGGATCACTATCTTCAGATTTACTAGGTTCTTCTTCTTTAACCGGTTCTTCAGTTACAGTATCTTCAGCACTACTATCTTCTTTAGGATCAAATGTTAATACTACAGTATCTAATAGACCATTATAAGCATTTACTTTATCTACTATTCTATTCTTAACAAAACCTATATAGTAATATCTTATTAAGTTAAGTACTTCTGTAAGCTCTTCTATTTTAGTTTGGTCTTGTTCAGATACTAGATCATATGCTAAAGGTTTTACTATCTCTTCTAGTATTTCGTATTTCTTCTTATATAGTATAAATAGATTCTTAAATCTAGTTTCAAAGTTAGCTAATGCTTCATTAGCACCTTCTACAAAAGCTTCTTTAGCTGTATTATCATCTGTAATGTTAAAAGTAACTTCTGTATTATCTACAGTGACTTCTTTACAAGTATTGTTAGACATTACTTTAATCTTATTAAGACCAGTTAGTTTACCGTATAATGGATAATCTGGTAACTCTGTTCTAATAGCTACTAATGATTTTAATTTAGCATTGAGTGGATCTGACTCTATAGCAGATAATATATGCTCTCTAGCTGCTTTTATAGACTCTGGATCTAGCTTATTTATACCAGCTAGTATAGTATTATCAGTACTAGTTAACTTAGGACTATCTATACTAAGTAGATCTGACATGATACTAGCCAAGTTAAATAAAGAGTTATCTTCTTTAGTTAGAAAGTATCTTAAACTACCTACATATTCTAATACATTAGTAAGATCTATAGAATGCTTACTTAGTTTACCAGATTTAAGTAACTCTAATGCTCTATCTTTATCAGATGCTCTATTAGCTATAGCATCTACAGAAGCATCTATAAGTTTTACTATATTAGCACAATCTTCTTTTACAGTAGCCCATGTATCATTATTAGCTTTACTCTGTATACCTTGTGTTTCATCTTCTAATACTTTAAGTACTTCAGCTGGATTATTCTCTATATCTTCTCTAGATATGCTTAATGGTTTTATACCTAGTTTACTATAAGCTATCTTAAGAGCTTCAGTATTACGCATAATACGTACAGGTAGATCTTCATCTTGTCCTATAGCTGCTTTAATACTCTTAGTAGCAGATTGTATCTCGTCTATAGTAAGAAAATTATCGTCTATATCGCTAGCTATCTTATTTACATTATCATAGCTAGTACTACTATCTAACTCTGATGTAGTAGGGTTGTTATTAGCTATCTCTATAGCTTGATCCGATTCTATAGGGTTAAGAGTTACTTCAGATGGCACTTCAGTAACTTCATTCTCTATAGATTCTTTATTAAGTCTTATTATCTTCATCGTTATGCCTTCTTAAGGTTATGTTCTGTAATTAGTTCTTGAACTGAACCGTCATCTACAATAGATAATTCTGCTATAGCATCTACCATATCTTCTATAAACTCTATAGCATCTACCATTCTACCCATAGCGCTTACAAGTTCATCATTCCAAGAATTATCGTCTATTAGATCAGAAACTTTTTGATAAACTTCTGGTAGTTTATATATATAGTCTTTACGTACTTCTTCTGGTATCTTCTTATCTAGTTTTAAATATGTACCTTTATATTGTTTATAGTCATTTACTAAAGTCTTTACTACACTCGGATCTAAATAGTTGCTATATTGCGATAACCACTCTGGATTTAACTTCATCTCTAGGCGATCTACCTTTTGTGCGTATTCAGCCTCTAGATAAATTATAGGGTATTTGCTATCGTTGTTCACTTTAAACTTTATTTCCATAGCAGCTGTATCTATATTCATCTGCTTTTGCTTAGTGTTTAAATCGATATAACCTAAGCTATAGATTATATTTTCGTTAGTACTCTTTTGTAATTTAGGATTACTTAAAAACTGATTTACATCCTTTAAAGCTTTTGTTACTTTTAAAGGTTCTACTATGCCAGGTTTACTGGTTAACGCTAATAGGTTATTAAGGTTATTGGCAACAGCTTCTACATATTTCTTAACGTCGGATGGCTGTTTAAATAGAAAGTTATAGATATAAGGAAATAAGTTATTAGCTGGAAAACAGTAGGCTTTGCTAAAATCTTTCTTAGTTAGTAATCCAGCTTTGTCACGTACGCCTAGCGTATATGTAATTTCTTCTGGTTTCTCTTCTTGCTTACTAAACCAACTCTTAATAGTATCTAATATACCTTCTTGATTTATTTCTCTACCAAATACTATATCTTGTAAACCTTCAGCGTTAAGTCTAGTATCTACTTTAGTTTCTACTTTAATATTATTACCAACATATTTACCTAGTTTCATTTGCTCTTACCTTTCAATGTTAATATAATATTAAGATATGCTAATCCTAACTCTGATAATGACTTCTGTAAACCATATATACCATATACTACTTCATCTCTATATAGACCTACTAGACCTAATATAGTACCTAGTGCTACATTCACAGAGAACAGTTGTTTAGTATCAGTTACTTCAAAAGCATCTGATTTCAATAGTTTTACTATAGTATCTGGAAAGCTTACTAATACATCTGATGGAGTATTAACTACTTCCATACTAGTAGCTATAGTAGTAAATCTATCATAGCTTAAGTTAGGTACTTTAGTAATAGGATAGTTCTCTTTTACTAAGCTATTACCTTCTACACTATAGAATCCATCTTTATGATGTACATAAGTAATATTAGACTCTTCATCTTTTACAGTAAGATCTACTAGAGCTACTAATTGTTTATTTATTTCATTCTTAACATTATCAGTACTATTACCAACTTCAGATTCAAAGTTCTCTTTACCTAGTATCTCTAATATACCTTTATATACACTATTAAGTTTAGGTAATAGGTTAACAGTAAATGAAGTTAGTGTTTTACTAAGGTCACCACCAGTTAAAGCTACTTTAACTATAGGGTTACTATTTGCTACTTTAATATAAGACTCTACAGCAGCTACTATATTATCTATCTGTTCATCTCTTAATCCAGTATCCATAGAGATATTATCTTCCATAGTACCTTCAGTTTCATTAGCACCTGATATAATATACTCATGGTGTTTAATATTCTCTATAAGAGCTTCTCTAGTTATATTCTCCATACCAGCTACAGCTTCTAGTATGTGATCAGCTACAGTAACAACTTTAGCTGGTTGAGCTTTAATATCATCTAGAGTCTTAGCTACTACTTCTTTATATTTTTCTACTTTAAGTCCATTAAGCTCTGATATAACTTTAGATACAAATGTAGCTAACTCTGATTTTAATATAGAAATATCTTCAGCTACGTTAGTAAGTATCTTGGTCATAAGCTCTACATAACCTTCAAAATCAGATTCAGAGTTTATATCAGTATTAAAGCTAGTACCAGCCATACTATTAAGTACATTAAGTTTAGCTTTAAACTCTGCTAGAGCAGCTTCGTTTATAGTCTCTGGCTCTAGTTGATACTTACGTACTATATCTAATAGTTCTGTAATAACTATAGCTAGATCATCTAGTTTCATACTTATAGCAGTACGAGCTGATTTAACATCTGTAGACATATTATAAGTCTTAGCTGTTAAACTATTACTTATAGCAGGTTCTACTACAGTAGCTATAACTTTACTATCTTCTGCAGCTGCGTTAGCTTCTTGTTCCATTATTTTATTAACAACATCTGCTATCCTAACTCTAGGTTCTATAACAGTAGGTTCAACATCAACTGGTTCTTCTATTACAGTATCTATATCTTCTAGATTTACTTTACCAGTTGTGAAATCTTTAAATTTCATATAGCTCTCCTTATTATTTTTATATAACAATAAATTTCATACCTACCTATATAGATAGGATAGTCTTAAAATCAGAGATTTTGAATACCTATAGAACTAGGTATAAATTAAAATAACTAGAGTAACTCCATTAGTAGGAGTTACTCTAGTATATTAACGTTTAGTATTTATTATAACATCTACTTCGCTTATCTCTTTAAAGAAATCTCTTTCTGCCATACCATTTGCACAAATTACTCTTGTTAGATTAACTAGGTTAGTTAACATATTATTAACACTATTAGATACACCTAATAAGATAGGATCAGTACGTACTGTAGATAAAGTTTTAACATAGTCTCTAAATACTTTAGAAACATTTCTAAACTCATCTACAGTATTTTGACCATACTTAATAGTGCCACCTACATTATTAAGTTTTCTTAATGCTTCACCAGCTCTTTCTAATACAAGTTGAGTATTTGTATTATCTTTTAGTTTAGGACTATCTATATTATAGTTTCTAATTACTATAGTAGCTACACCAGTTTCATCTCTATCTTTACCTACGTAAACTATCTCCATAGTATATACAGCTAGTGTTTCACCAGTAGTATTACTATAGCCTATATAGAATACTTTTTCATCTTTACCTTTACCCATTTTGTTAATAAGGCTATTTACCTCTTGTTGATACTCTGGGTATATAAAGTTACTAATAACATTATAGTGCTCTCTAAATACAGCATCAAAGCTATCTACTAGATTTTTATTAAAGCTATATACTACATTTTTACTATTAGCTTCATCAGCTTTTTCTATATCTGTTAGACCTTTTCTTATTACAGCTACTATACCGCCTATACCTGTCAATAGTGTATAGTTAGCTATACCATCTGTTAGTGATTTAGATATAGCTAGCATTCTTACATAGTTCTCTACTTTAAGAGATTTTTCACCTTTAAGGAAATCGCCTTTACCAGTTAAATCTACATAAGCAGCGGCTCCATTATTATAAACTTTAATATCTAAATACTTCTTACCTTCTTTATAGAATATACCAGATATATATTTCCATAGTTTAGTTAATAGTTCTACTAAATATTCATAAACTTTAACAGCACCTTCTTTAATACCTGTAGCAAGCTCTTTAAAGAACTCTAGGTTAATAGAGTTAGCTAACTGTAAATTACTAGTAGCATCTTCTAAGTTAAACTTACTAGGGTTATATTCTAACCCAGCTCTCTTAAATAAGTACTTAAGAGACTCTTGTGTAGCTACAGCGTCTATAGGATCATTTTCAGCTTTACCAGCTACAAGATCTGCTGCTCTTTCTAAACCTTCTGTAACCTCTTTAGCTAATTCATTACCTTCATCAGCTGCATCTACTACTTGACTAATATCAAAATCTAACTTTTGTATAGTAGCCATATCTTCTTCATAGTGTAGAAGATCTTCTACTGGTAGTTCATTAGGATCTACAGCATCTGCAGTGTTTACATCAGATTCTACTTCTACCGGATTCTCTATAATATCAGTATCTTCTATAGACTCTCTACCAATTTTATATTTATTTCTTAACATTCAAATTCTCCTATATAGGTTCTAGTTATCAATCACGCATAAAAAGATATAGTCACTTTGATACTGTTAGGTATCAAAGTGACGTTAAAACAGTTATATATTATACATATAGAAGGATAGTATAGGTACGAACTATATTACCTTCTTAATCCTATAGAAAGGAGGTATAAAGTATGACTGTAATGGACTACAAGCAAGCATTATGCCGATGTATACATATGTTGCATAATAAACTTGGTGTACCATTAGAAGATTATCTTACGTAATTTATTAAAAATAAACTATGAAGATAATCTTCTAATGTCTTCTACGAACTTTGCAGAGTTTCGTAAAAGAAGAGAACAGTCTGCTGGTTATGTAGAAAGTTTTTATAACGATCTATTTAAACTAGAAGACTATGTCGCAGTAGTCAATACTGCCTAATAATATATACTGCAGTAATATAATGTTGCTGCAGTATTTAATACTAGGATAGGGTTCTGTATAGAACTCTATCCTCTATATCTTTATTTTTTTATTTTAAAGTAAGGTTAAAAATGCATGATCTACCTAGTATACCTTAGTAGATTAAATAAATTACTAATAAGGATACTCTTATGGGTAAAATTAATTTTAAAGATAGTATTACTACTAAGACTAAACATCTTGATGTAGTACATACAGATCAAGATATTATTATTAACCTACCTGATAAATCTGGTTATCTACTAACTGATCTATCTATAGATAAGAATATACAAAATATTGATTTAGGCTTAGAGATCAATAAGATACTTAAACCTGATATTACAGAGAATAATGGCGGTATTACAGACGAAGATAACTGGGATAGACCACTTAAGATAGCTAGCTATAGAACATCTCCATATTTCGTAGGTAAACATACTAGTACTGATTGGGAAGCATTCGGTACTGAGAATATGGAAGAACCATTAGATACTCTAGATAGTACTACAGACGAATCTGGATTAACTAGCTGGTTACCTAATGTAGCTGAAGATAATAAAGAAGTTTATGTGCGCTATAGATTTAGAAGTAATGAAATTATGTCACCATGGTCTGATCTATTACACTATACTACACCTCCATATGGTATAAGACCAGTTACTATTACAGTATCTGATAATAAGTTTAATCCTACTATAAGCACTAGTAAGTTTATAGCGTTTGGAGAAGATAAAGTAGGTAAGATAGAGCATAGGTCTACTAGTTGGAAAGTAAAAGATTCTACTAACAATACTGTATTTAGTTCTCTAGATGATGAAACTAATCTTACTTCTATAACACTGCCTAAAGATACATTAACTGTTAATGAAACCTATACTGTAGAAGTAGTATTCAATACTAATAACATTAGAATACCTAGAAGTAAAACTAATAAGTATAGCTGGTTAACTATAGATATACATATAGAGAAACCAGAATTAGCTTATGAATATACTGGTGGTAAACATATAGTACGTGGTAGTAAGTTTATTATTACTAATAGTGATGAACTACATACAGCTACTTGGTGGAGATTAGTTTGTACACATCCTATATCAGGACGTATAGTAAGATATGATTTTAAAGGTAATAAGGATTTTACATCTTTAGATATAACTTCTTTAATACTAGCTACTGGTGTAGTACATACTATAGAATGTATCTACTATAGTACTAACTTTGAATCTAATAGAGCTATGTTAAGGTTGGTACCTGTAGTAAGTTCTACAGTACCTACAGAGTTCACTATGAACTATAATAGTACTAACTGTACTGCTGTTATGAGATTTAGTACATATGAAATAGCTAATCAAGTTGATAAAGTAAAAGCTATAGCTTATAGAATCTATAATAAGACTACAGAGATAGAATCTTTTAACGAACTAGATACTAGACACGCTGGTAAATATAGAGAAGCTATGGAGATACCATTTAGCACTAATGATATATTTAAGATGTTTGGTTATAATGGTACTAATAATACAGAGTTTAACCATAGCCCCGCTAAGATACCTAATGTAAATGAACAAGAGATAGAAGTAGAAGCTTATATAGTAGGAGATAAGTTTAACTCAGAACTATTTAAAACTACTTTTAAACCAGATATAAGAGTAATAGCAGAGACTACAGTAGATGCTAGAGATCTTAGTAAACTTAGTATTAAACCTAATACATTTAATAGTAATCTTAATAGTAGCTTATTTAACTCTCCTAATATAAATCCTATATTTAAAAGCTATTTATCTATATGGAATAAACAATATAATAGTTTATTAGTATATAAGCAATTAGAGAATAAAGGTTTAGGTTTAAATCCTGATATGAATGCTATACCTATGAATGGCGGTATAGATTGGCATATAGGTATGACACCAGAAGACTCTGATCCTAATAACACTAGTAAGTATAGAAGAACATTAGATGTTGTTAATGTAGGTAGGTTTAGATATAACGAAGATTATATAGCAGAGTTAAGTTTTGATACTCCATTAGGTAAAGTATATCTACCTAAGAAAGAGTTCTATATACCATTAGGTATAATAGATACTCCAGTACCTAGAGTTACTATAGAACCTATAAGTAATAATGAAATGTATTGGATTATAGAGAATAGTAACTATGTATATACACCTGCTAATAGAGAGAATAATGATCAAAAAGATACTGTATGGACTATTAAGGATGATAGTGGTAAATTAGTAACTACAATACTTAAAACTAATGCTAGAAGAAATGAAACTACATTCTCATATGGACCAGATGCTAAAAGAGAAGTACAAGTTAATCCTGTTACTAGCAAGACTACTATAAGTTGTGATATTGTTAACCCTGGTGATCCTAATAGTAGAACTATAAAAGTAAGAATGCATAAAGCGTTAGGTATTACATATGGTAAAAACTATACATTAGGTGTACAATATAGTGCTAATAACCAAGTTAAGAGTAAAGAAGCTGTTATAAATGTAAATACTGGTGCTGTACCAGCAGTTATAATCAATACACCTACTGTAGTAGCTGAAACAGATTTTGATAATAAGATAGTAAAAGCTAGAATAACTAATACGTTTAATGTAAAGTACTTAGAAGATGATAGACATATGACTACGACATGGATATTAAAATATGGAGATAGTATAGTATGGCAAGCTAATGATGATCCAGTACACTTATTAAGTTACGATATACCACTTACTGAGATACTTTATGATAAAGACTATACGTTAGAAGTATATTGGACTGCTAGTAACAATCAAGACTCTGCAAGAGGCTATGCTAGAGAGTTTATGCTAAGTAAAGAAGAAGCATATCTTAAGAAGGTATATGACGGCACTGCTGATGCTAGTAGGTTAAATATGGAGTACAAAGTAGTTACTGGTAACCAATATTTAGTTACATATTATCGTAATGGTGGAGGTGGTAGGTATTATACTGGACAAAAAGCATATGATGTATTATCGTGTGGAGCTGAAAACTTTAATATCTTATGTCAAGCTAGAGTTAGAATAGATACGACACCTGTAACAGATTGGATAGATGTTATTGCCGGTAGCGTAAATGTTCGTACGTTTGATAATTCTCCGTATACGAATTACCACGGAAATAACAATAGTTAAGGATGCTAAATGGTTTTTAAAAAATATATACCTAATATAGGCAATGCCTATGGCGCTGGCGATTATTATGTTAATTATAAAAGATCATGGGGAAGACATGGTAGTAGTTATATTGGCTACTTTGCAAAATGGTCATTTACCAAAGGAAGACTAGTCGGTGAGTCAAAATGGCATAGTAACGAAGGTGATGTAGAAAATAATAGACAAGTTAATAATCAACTACGCATATCGATAAATGGTAAACCTGTTACTAACTGGGTTGAGTATAACGCATTTAGAACATATGTAGCTACATTTTCGAATAATAACAATAATAATTTGGCAGGCAATGTTTAAGAAGGAGAGCAAATGAAATTAAATTCTAATATAAATATAAATCAGTATTTAGATTTCTTTATTTTCGAGCATAAGAAAGTAACAGAAAAAATAGCAAATTTTAAATCTAGTGGTAGTATACACGATAATAATAAGCTACGACATCTTAAAGATAGATTAGAAGCGGCAGAAAACGTCATAGCTAATAACTTTGACTTAATGGATTTAGTAGCTAATGATATTTATAATATGATTTGGACTGATAAATCTGGTAATGATTTATATTCGTTAGAACGTTCTAATACCGATAGTGAACTATATAAAATAGATAGGGACCTTTCTACAAAACAGTTAAAACATCTTAGAGAATATGGAGAAAATGAGTTATCTAACCTAGTTAACTTCATCGTAGAAAACGATCAGGCGTTTTATTTACTAAGAAATAACTTAAGAGTAGGTAACTAATATGTATAAGGGCACACAGTCGCTAACCTTTGTACCTAATAGTTATTGTAACTTTGGTTGTAAATACTGCTACTTAGGTAAATTAACAGATAATAAAACAGACTATTCTACCGTAGATGAAGAACTTAAAAAGATTATAGATATTTACGACAAATCTGGTATATTATTACACGATATTTCTTTTCATGGTGCAGAGGTAACGACATTACCTCTGCCTATTTTAGATAAACTATTTAAGACTTGCTATGATTATCAAAAAGAACATGCTATTATGATTAAATCCCTACATGGCGATTATGGATGCATATCTATAAAAACTAACTTATATAGATATGATAAAGTAGCTGATATACTTAATAAGTATAATGTGCTAGTATCGTGTTCTATAGATTTACCATTTAGCCATCATAGAGAGTTTAGAGTTCTTAAAGATGGATCAGATACTTTTGATAAAGTATATAATAACTTAATACTTCTTAATAAGAATACTAATGGTAAATTTGTTATGTCATGTACTATAGGTATAAAAGCTCTAGAGCACATAGACGAGTTTATAAAGGATATAGAGCACTTAGATTCTATAGGTATAGATATGTGTAAATGCTTTTATATTATGTTTATATACGATAGTGCTTATTCTAAAGTTAAAACTGGTATGACAGACGAAGAACAAGGCATATTCTTCGATAAGCTATTAGAGCATTTTAAAGGTACTAAGTTTGAACAAGCTATATACTATAGCTGGTTTAGAGAGTTTCCTATAGGTTATTGCACTAACGAAGCTAACTGTGGTAGAAATAACTATCTTATACAGAAGAACGGAGATGTATACCCATGTCACCGAGGTCAAGCAGTACCAGAACTTAAGTTTGGTAATATACTACAAGATAGCTTTGAAGATATTACTAAAACAGGTACTAGCTCTATAGCTAACTATGATAACAATAACATACCGTTACATAATGATTGTTTAGAGTGTAATTGGTTCCATTATTGTAATATGGGTTGTCCTATATCTAGACGTGATATAAACTATAATAAATCTTATACTTGTACAGTACAACGTAAACTCTATAAAGCACAACCAGAAAGATTTCCAGAAGATCCTATAGCAGCTGCTATAGCTAGAGATAGCTATATTAAAACTATGATGCCTAACTATTACTATAGTACTAACGTACCTAAGCTTATGAAAAATAACACTGAGTTCTACGATCCTAAGAATTCTTTAGAATCTATCATACTACGTGATAAACTATTAATGGAGCTTTATAATCCTAGTAATATTAAACTAGGTATAAACGGTGAATATATAGATTTATTTAGTAGCTTACTAAATGATAAGACTATGTCTGTAACTATGTATAATAGTGATGATCTTAAGTTATTTCTAAGTAATGAATATGTAAGTATAAACAATACTGAAGATAATAATATATTACTTATGATACTATCTAAAGATACTGTAGTATACGGAGACGAGCAACGTAATAAGATGCGGCACATAGAGCATATAGAGATAGATCTTAAAGATACTGAAAAAGTAGAAGAAGGTTATCTAGTAGACTTACATAAGGTATTAGAGTCTATAAAAGATAAAATACCTAGAGAAGATATGTGGTATGAAATGTTTATTACTACTAAAGATGCTAGAAGGTATCACTACGATAAACATAGTAAAAATGCTTTCTATCATATAGAGACTATTAACTTACCATTTAATAGCTTTTACTTTAGTTATAAATAATATAAGCTACAGATAGACCCATTAGGTCTATCTGTAGTGAATTTTATTGTTGTTTATAAGGAGCGAGAGTAAAGTGTTTGTATACACCTCTATGGTATGTAGGTCCCATAACATAGCTGCTATTATTATCGGCTCTAGTAAAGCACATAGAAGAGTTTTCGTAATATATACCAAATATAATGTAAGCGTTATCTTTTATAGGAATGCCTTGCCAATGTATACGTAAACTACCAGCTAATGCTTTATATCTAAGAACAGTACCCCAACCTCTAGTCGGCACAGATCTTAATAGATCTCTTACATAATCTCTTCCATCACGTCTTCTATCTAGATCTATATAGTAACCATCAAATCCGCCACCGCTATCTGGATCATTATCCGAATAGTTAGTACTAAAATAAGCTTGATTCTCGATTACTTCATAGTCTATGATCTTATCATTTTTTAGTGTTTGAAAGAAGTTCTTGATGCCATTTATAACAGCTTGTGAACCTCCAGCATCAGGCCATGCCCAGACTGAGTAACTATAGCCATATTTTTTATAGTTAATAGTAAACTCTCTAGCATAGCCTCTTGCAGAGTCTTGATGATTCGCATAATAACACTATATTATGCTCATGATCCTAATTTTCGCGCGACCGTTTACTACGGTTGCTACGTTTGGAGCTGTAGTAAGAAACTTTATAGATAACATAGGTACTAATAATATATTCTTAGATTGGGGTGTATGGTTTGATCAGAACCATGGCGTAACCATAGATTTCTCTACTGGCGTAGTTAGACTATATGACTACTGGAGGCCACATAGAGGTATGAATACTTACTTATGGTATATGGATTGTTTAGGTAAGAATATAAGAAGGGATAGCTTAGCTGTTGATACTAATAGTAGAAATGTCAGTTTTACTAACTATGATCTTAAGTTATCTAAAGAAAATTATACTTTCTTATTTAGCAATATAGAACTATATGGATGGTCTGGTAACCTTACTAGAAGTTCAGATGGCTATAGAGTATTCCATTTACCTACTCCATCTGAACCATACTTACAAGTATATGCTCAAGATGACTATAGCGATGCTGATAGTAGGCATAAGTTTGTATATGCTAGACTTAAAGAATCTTATATTAATACTTTATTCTCTGGTATGGGTATAGTACATGGAGTAGACGGTAGAGGTAGTAAAGGTAGAGACTATGCTAAGTTATATGGTATTAACGATGCTAATAAGAAATACATTAGTAGAATAGTTATGGTTGGTCAAAAACATGGTGGTAGTAGATATGCTAGAACCATAACTTGGGATTCAAACGTTATAGGTATAGATGCTTGCTTACAAACTATGTGGCTAGAAGAGTACTATGGAGAACCTGATAGCGATGACTATAGATTTACAGGTACAGCTTCTATTACTATATATGGAGTTACTAGGAGCTATGGGTTCTATAACGAAGATTAATATAAACTACAGAGAGAACTATATAGTTCTCTCTGTAGTAACTTTTAATACCAACCATCTGCACTACCATACCATCTACCCCATGCACCAGATGTGTAGCTATCTCCATTTTTAAACTGTATAACATACCAGTATCTCCAACCAGCTCCATCTGAGCCTCCAGATACTATAGCTACTATATCTGTAATATTAGGTTTATCTACAAACTCTCTAGCTGCAGTATAGTGTATACCACTACCTATACCTTCACCTTTTTGAGTATATATAATAATCTTACTAATGAATGGTAGTACTTTAAGATAATCCTCTTGAGACATTCTAAGTTTAGCATAGTTAGTAGATTTATTACCAGTAGCTACTAGTCTAGTATTACCAAATAGATTTTTAGATTCAGCTACTCCAAACGTAGCAACCGTAGTAAATCCTATACCACTACTTATATCAGATACACCATGATATGTAGCTTGTACTCTA